TAGCCGCCGTACTCAGTGACGGCGTGATGCTCGAAGCGGCGCTCGAGGCGGCCGCGGCGGCACCATCTGACCGTGCGTTTGCGCAGGCGCTCGCGTTTGGTGCCATGCGCTTCGGTCATCGGCTACGCCGGGTTGCCGTCCAACTGATACCGCGTCCGTGGGACGACCAAAAACCGGCCGTGCAGGCGCTGCTTTTGGTGGGCTTGTATCAACTTGAATATGCCGGCACGGCACCACACGCCGCAGTCAGTGCCACGGTGGCTGCCGCCCGTTTGGTTGGCGCGGCCGGAGCAGCGGGAATGGTGAATGCCTGTCTGCGTCGCTATCAGCGCGAGCGGGAAACGCTATTGGCGGCGGCGGACGAAACCCAAGCAGGCCGGTGGTCTCATCCGGACTGGTTCGTTGAGCAACTGATGCGCGATTGGCCGGACGAGTGGGAGCGCGTTCTGGAAGCGAACAATGCGCATCCACCGTTAACGTTGCGCGCCCGCCGTGGACGCATCAGCCGAGACAGTCTCATCGCCGAGCTGGCGGAGGCTGGATTGGAGACTCAAGCGGTGCCGTTTGCCGTTGACGCCCTCGATATGGCCGTCCCGACCGATGTACGCGCGCTGCCGGCCTTTATGGCAGGACGATGCTCTGTGCAAGATGCCGCGGCACAGCTCGCCGCACCGCTGCTCGACGTGAAGCCTGGTCAGCGTGTGCTCGACGCGTGCGCTGCGCCTGGCGGAAAGACCGGGCACCTGCTGGAATCCTGTCCGGGGCTTGCCGAGGTCGTTGCCGTAGATATCGACGCCCAGCGCGCCCAACGTATCCGTGACAATCTCGCCCGCCTCGGCTTGACCGCCGACGTCCGCGTTGGCGACGCCGCCGATACTCGGGTGATCGGCGAAAGTCGGTACGACCGAATCTTGCTCGACGCGCCTTGCTCCGGAACAGGCGTCATTCGCCGTCATCCCGATATCAAGTGGCTGCGGCGACCCCGCGAGTTGCCGGGCCTGGCAGCCCGGCAGCGCGGACTGCTGGATGGGCTGTGGCAACGGCTGAAACCGGGCGGCCGTCTGGTATACGCGACGTGTTCTGTGCTGCGTGCAGAGAACACTGCCGTCCTCAAAGGGTTTCTGGCCGAGACTCGCGATGCAGTGGATGTGACCGAATCTGCTAGCCTAGCCTTGCCCGGCTTGCCACCGCGGCCCCAGTTCAGAGGGCCCGGCTTGGTGCTCCTGCCGGGGTACGCAGGCACCGATGGTTTTTACTACGCGTGCCTCGAACGACGCCCAGCCTGATGACCGGAATCAGAACCACCACTCTATGAATCGCTCCGGCACTCACCATACCCACTCGGCCATCGCAGCAAGGCTCGTTGCGCTGCTCAGTCTGCTCTGGCTGATCTGTGCTGTGCCGGCTCGAGCGGACTTGCCTACGTTGGAAGACGGAGGCGCATTTGATGTGCGCAGTGCTTACCTTGAGCCCGCGGATCATTTTTATCATTTGAACGCAACGCTGGATCTCGCTCTTTCGAAGAGTGCTGAGCGGGCACTTAAGGATGGTGTGCCGATCGCGATCACGTTGGATCTACTCGTGTCCCGACAGCGACAGTTACTCCCTGATGAGCGAGTGGCCACGCTAGTACAACGCTGGCGCCTTCAATATCACGCGTTGTCTGAGCGTTACCTTGTCGTTGACCTGAATAGCAACCAACAGTCCTCCTACGCGACGCTGTCGGCCGCGCTGACGGCGCTGTCCGATGTTCATATGCTTCCGGTGATCGATGAGTCGATGATCAAAAAGGGCAGCGCATACGAGGCGTCTGCGAAGGTGACGGTCATTATCGAAGGCGGTCTACCCAACGCACTGCGTACGGTGATGTTCTGGATGGACTGGAAGCACGTGACGGAGTGGTACACGTGGACGGTCGCTCGCTGAGCTCGACATCCCAGGCTGGCGCCACGACCCGTCGACCGGTCGTGATTACCGTTCTGACGGTGCTAGCGTTGGTCGCTAGTGGCGCATCCCTGATTTTACTCGCGGCGACGGCACAGGATGCGACGCGATTTTCGTCACTGCAATCCTGGCTTCTCCTCGTCAACTTGTTAGGCGTCGTCGTTCTGATCGGTTTGATCGGACACAAACTCCTTCTTCTTGTGCGGGACTGGCGGCGTCGTATCCCCGGATCCCGAATGAAGGCGCGCGCAGTCCTGACGTTCTCGGCGCTCGCGTTGCTACCGATGCTGATTGTTTACACGTTTTCAGTAAATGCGATCAATCGAGGCATTGATAGCTGGTTCGACATCAATGTGGGGCGAGGCCTTGATGGCGCGCTGTCTCTCTCTCGGGCCGCCCTTAATATACGCGAGCGGGAATTCGCCCAACACACGACGACGATAGCCGCCGAACTCCGTGATCGCCCTGATCTAGGTCTTGTCACCGAACTCGATCGGGTCCGTCGCTTAGCCGGCGCCATGGAAGTGTTGGTGGTGGGCGATCACGGCCATATCGTGGCAGCAAGCACAGATTTCTCGAATGCCGCGCTGCCGAAGCCCCCGAGTGAAGATGTTCTTATGGAGGCGAGGTCGCGCGGCGTCTACGCCAATCTCGAGCCGTCTCCAGCCGGCGGGCTCCGTGTCGTGACCGCAGCAGTCATCAACGCACGCGCCACAGGATCTTCGCGCGTCCTCGTCGCAACCTACGCAGTGCCAGAACAAATGGCCGGACTCGCAGATGGCGTGCAGGCGGCGTACGAAGAATACGGAGTCCGCAGTTACGAGCGCCCTTATCTAAAATCGTCATTCACCCTCACACTCACCATCGTGTTGTTGTTGTCTGCCCTCGGTGCTGTGTATGGCGCCTTTTTTTGGGCGACCCGAATCGTGAAGCCCGTTCAAGATCTCATCGCGGGCACACAGGCGGTCGGTAAGGGTGATCTTGATTTGCGATTGTCGTTGCCTTCTCACGACGAAATGGGCCTGTTGTTTCACTCGTTTAACGACATGACCAAGCGTCTCGCGCGGGCGCGTGGTGATGCGGAGCGCAGCCGCACTGCCGTCGAGCAGGAACGCGCCCGACTTGCCGTCATTCTGGCTCACTTGTCGAGTGGCGTGATTTCTCTGGATGACGGACTCGTTGTGCAGACCGCTAATCCCGCGGCCTCCAACATTTTAGGAGTCGATCTTGCGGCCGAAATGGGCCGGCCACTGGCTGAAATCGCGACCTCATCCCCGCTCGTCGCGCAATTAGTGACGGTTTGCCAGCGCCATCTTGAAGCCGGTGTAACCGACTGGCGCGAGCAGGTGCAATTGAGAACGGACACGGGCCGTCACGAACTGATGGTCTCCTGTACACACCTGCCAGCGACTGACGGGGCACTCGCCGGACTCATCATCGTATTTGACGACATCACCACGCTGCTCCGTGCACAACGTGACGCCGCTTGGGGTGAGGTCGCCCGCCGCTTGGCGCACGAGATTAAAAACCCGCTCACGCCTATACAGCTGTCTGCAGAACGTATGCGTCGACGCTTGTTCGAACTACTACCTGCTAAGGACGCAGACATTCTGGAGCGTGGTACGCATACCATCATTCAGCAGGTTGAAGCGATGAAGCAGATGGTCAACGCGTTCTCCGAATACGCGCGCGCGCCGTCTATGGAACTCTCGCCCACCGACCTCAATCAAATTGCGACGGAAGTGGCGGAGCTCTATCGATCGCAAGGCGGTCCTGCTGGAGGTGGCGTAGCGGTTCGTTTGGCGCTGGACCCTGCTCTCGGCATGGTCGACGTCGACCGAAACCGAATCCGACAAATCCTCAATAATTTGCTCACGAACGCCTGCGAGGCGCTTGAGGGGCGGCCAGACCCGTGTGTCACCATCGAAACCCGTCGCGGTAACGTTTCGGGTCACGACATGCTAGAACTGGTGGTGACTGACAACGGCAGCGGTTTTGATCCCCATCTGGTTGCGCAGGTCTTCGACCCGTATGTCACCAGTAAGCCGAAGGGCACAGGCTTGGGTCTGGCGATCGTGAAGAAGATAGTGGATGAGCACGGGGGCCGAATTTCGGCGGAAAACAGTGCCGACGGCGGCGCTAAAATCACTATCCTGCTACCGCTTGACGCGGGCTCTAGGGAATTTCTTGCGGCCGGCGGCCGCGAGGCGCGCAGAACGGATCTCAAGAGGGAGCGAGCATGAGCGCACCAAGAATATTGGTTGTCGACGATGAGGCGGATATTCGGGGAACGCTCCGAGAGGTTCTCGCCGATGAGGGAATGGACGTGGATGTGGCTGCCGACGCCGCACAGGCTCGCGCCGCGCGCGCGCGCCACGAGCCAGACTTGATCCTTCTCGATATTTGGATGCCGGACACGGACGGTATTACGCTTTTGCGCGAATGGTCGACGCAAGGTGGATTGTCGTGCCCGGTCGTCATGATGTCGGGCCATGGCACCGTGGAAACAGCAGTAGAGGCCACCCGACTCGGCGCATACGATTTCATCGAAAAGCCGTTATCGCTGACCAAATTGCTCCGTATTGTCGAGCGTGCTCTGGAGTCGGGGCGCCGCAAACGCACGGCTTCGCGTGCGCTTCTGCCACCGCTGGTCGCTCCGGTCGGCAAGAGCCGTCTCATGCAACAACTTCGGGAGCAAATACAGCAGATCGGCGCACGGGAATCGACAGTGATGTTCGTCGGCGAGACCGGTACCGGCCGGGAAGCCTTCGCTCGCTATCTGCATTCCATAGGCTCGCGTAACGGCCAGCCCTTTATTACGATTTCGGGTGGCGCGCTGGAGGATGCGACGCTTCTCGAGCGGCTGCACGGCCGGGAGTCAGAAGGAAAAATTGAACCGGGTCTGTTCGACGAGGCTCGGGGTGGCACGCTGTATCTTTCCGGTCTCGAGGATTTTTCGCCCGCGGCGCAACGGGTGCTTGCGGCTGATCTCGACGCGGGCAGTTACGTTCGCGTCGGTGGGACGAGAGCGCAGCCACTCGACGTCCGCTGGGTCTCAGGGGCACAGCCGGGGTTGGAGCTGTGTCATACGCCGGAGCCGTTTCGACGCGACCTTCTCGCGCACCTCAATCTCATTACGCTGAAGGTGCCGCCGCTGCGAGATTATGCAGAGGACGTCCCTGAGCTCTTGCGTCACTACGTCGATCGGTTGGTCGAAGAGCAAAGGCTTCCTTTCCGTCGCTTTGGCGTCGCCGCGCAGAACCGCCTTCGGAATTATCCCTGGCCCGGCAACATGAGCGAGCTCAAGAATCTCGTGCACCGCCTCTTGGTACTTGGCGGTGATGAGGAAATACGGCTGGAGGAGATTGAGCGGGAATTAGCCGCGCAACTGCCCAAGGATGAGCCGCTCGTCAAACAAGATCTTCTGGCGCTGCCATTGCGCGAGGCGCGTGAGGCATTTGAACGGGCCTATCTGCAGCAGCAGTTGCTACTCTGCAACGGCAAGGTAGGGCAGTTGGCTAAGCGCGTGGGTATGGAAAGGACCCATCTCTATCGAAAATTGCGTTCGCTGGGCGTTGATTTCCGACAGGGAGCAGACGACTGAGTACAACTGACGGGACTAGCCGCCTACAGCGAGCGGCCATTCCTTTTATATTGGGCACGGTGATTTTGGACGTTCTGGCGTTTGGCCTGATCGTACCGGTCTTGCCTGTACTCATCCGCTCTTTCCGTGATGGCGATACTGCCGCTGCGGCGGCCACCTATGGCGTGTTTTCCACCGCATGGGCGCTGATGCAGTTCATCTGGTCGCCGCTGATGGGCGTGTTGTCTGACCGCTTTGGGCGCCGTCCGGTATTGCTGATTTCATTGACCGGCCTTGGTCTCGATTACATTTTGATGGCGCTCGCGCCAAATCTTACGTGGCTGTTCATCGGCCGAGTCATTTCCGGCATTACGGCGGCAACCTACGCGACCGCCGCCGCGTATGTAACCGACGTGACGCCTCGCGAAAAACGAGCGGCCGCCTACGGTTATATCGGTGCTGCTTGGGGGGGCGGATTTGTCGTTGCGCCGGCGATCGGCGGATTTCTCGGCCAGTGGCATACGCGAGCACCGTTTTGGGTCGCGGCAGCGCTCACCTTAGCAAATGCCCTCTACGGATGGTGGGTGGTGCCTGAGTCGCTACCGGTTGAGCGCCGTAATGCATTCTCGTGGCGTAGAGCAAATCCCTTCGGCTCGTTGGTTCTCATTCGGGCCCGCCGTGGACTGGCAAGCCTCTTCACCGTGCAAACGTTTCAAACGGTGGCTCACTACTCGTTACCCAGTGTCTTCGTTTTGTACGCCACACATCGTTATGGCTGGTCGTTGGCGCAGATTGGGTGGGCTCTGGGTTTTGTAGGTGTGTGTACTGCGGTTGTTCAGGGATTGTTGATTGCGCCCCTGGTTCGCCTTCTCGGCGAGCGGCGCAGTGTTTTGGTCGGCCTCATCGCCGAGACCATTGGATATGCGGGTTACGCGCTTGCCCCGAATGGGATGTGGTTCATTGCGGCCATCCCGTTCGGCGCGCTGGGAGGCTTGTATAGCGCGTCGGTGCAGACGCTGATGGCGCATCGCGTACGGGCCGAAGAGCAGGGCGAACTGCAGGGCGCATCCTCTAGCTTGATGGGACTCGCTGGAATCGTCGGTCCTGGCCTTTTCAGCGGCACCTTTGCCATCGCGCTGGCGGCTGCCAGTGCGTCAATCTCCGGACTACCATTCTTCGTTGCCGCGATTCTAACGGCGACTGCCTTCCTCGTTGCGATCAAGGCAACGCGCCCCGTCCACGGACACTAGTCCGAAAGGCGCGTCTTGGTCGCTGGGATTTCCGCTCTTTGCAGTCGGCTCTGCGTACGATTGAGGTCGTCGAGACTCTTGAACGGACCGACGCGTACACGGTAGTACAACTGATCGTTGATTTTGACGGTTTGTATCTTGGCCTCAACGCCGATCATGTTCACGATCGCTCGTTGCCGTTCCGCATCGGCCACTGTTTTATACGAAGCAATCTGTAGTACGTAAGTGCCTGGGTGCACCTCCGGTACTGGTCGCGATTCCTTCGCGGGTTCTGTGCTCTTCTCTGGAATCTCAACGCGATTTTTCTTGAGCGCCTCATCGTATGTGTATCCGCCGGCAGGACCCGGATCCGCATCCGGGATGTCGTTGACCGACAACGGTTCGCGTCGATGTGCCTTGGAAGTCGCGACTTCTGTCGCCGGCCGATTCTTGATGTGCAGGTAAACGGCAGCCACGCTCAGACCGCCGATGACGCCGAGCACACCCCAGATCCACGCGGGCACGCCACGACGCCGTGTCGGTCTTCGCGTCGCGCCTTTGCGATAGTCCTTCGTTTGCGTCACATCGTGTCCGGTGCGGAAACGCCAAGCATGGCAAGGCCGTTGCGTAAGACTTGGCGGGCTGCGGTAAACAAGATCAAGCGAGCGTCGCGTGTCGGTTGATCGTCAACGATGACGCGGAAATCCGGGTTCTCGTTGCCTGCCGAATACGCGCCATGGAATTCATTGGCTAAGTCGCGCAGATAGTTGACTAAGGTATGCGGCGATCGTGTGGCAGCCGCTACCCCGACGACTTCTGGATAGCGTGTCATGGCCACGATGAGTCGACGTTCATGCGGCTGAGCGAGTCGATCCAACGACGCGCGACCGAGTGCGGCGTCGTGCGTCAGACCCCGGTCCGCCAGCTGCCTGAGTACGCTCGCCACGCGGGCATGGGCGTACTGAATATAATAAACCGGGTTTTCGGTGCTACGTGATTTGGCCAACTCAAGGTCAAAATCCAGAGTCTGGTCGTGCGAGCGCATCACAAAATAGAAGCGGCACGCGTCGTTGCCCACTTCGTGGCGCAGTTGGCGAAGGGTCACAAAGTTCCCCTCGCGCTTACCCATCGCCACTTTCACATCGCCGCGGTAAAGGTTAACCAACTGAAGTAGAGTGACTTCTAACGAATCTGGTGGCTCGCCCATCGCGGCTAATCCGCCACGGACGCGCGCTACGTAACCGTGATGATCAGCGCCCAGGACATCGATTAGGCGGTCAAACCCACGTAACCGCTTGTCGAGATGGTAAGCAATGTCGGACGCGAAATACGTGCGCACGCCGTTTTCGCGTTCAACCACACGATCCTCATCGTCACCGAAGGCGCTCGCGCGGAACCACAGCGCCCCGTCCTTGCGGTAGGTATGGCCCGCCTGGTCCAGGCGGCGAAGCGCTTCATCAATGGCGCCGCTGGTGCTCAATGACCGTTCGGAGTACCAGCGATCAAAGGTAACCCCCATTTCCGCGAGATCGCCTCGAATATCAGCGACCATCCCGGCCAAGGCGTGGTCCACTAAAGCGACGAAACCTGTCTCGCCGAGCAGATTGCGCATCCGCGCAATCAGCGCATCAATGTAGATCTCCTTGTCACCACCGGCCGACTCGTCGGGTGGGAGATCTGCGAGTACGTCTGCGGCCGGTCGTCGGAACTTGTGTGAGTGTTCCGCTTCCAATGAGGCTGCGATCGGTAGCAAATATTCCCCACGATAACCGTTGGCAGGCAGGGGTACGGCTTCACCGATGCGTTCGAGATAGCGCGTCCAGACACTGACGGCCAAAATATCGACCTGCCGACCGGCGTCATTAATGTAGTACTCGCGGTGAACGGTGTGGCCCGCTGCGCTCAGCAAATTAGCCAACGCAGCGCCGAAAGCCGCATGCCGACCGTGACCCACATGCAGTGGTCCCGTGGGATTGGCTGACACGAATTCCAGCAGAATTTTTTCGCCGCTACCGGTTGGCCGGCGGCCGTAGTCTGCACCGAGGTCAAGGATGGCGCAGACTTCGCCGTGGTAGGCGGCATCGGAGAGATGGAAGTTGATGAATCCCGGTCCGGCTATTTCCACTTTGGCAACGAATGGATCCGACGGCAGCGCAGCCACGATAGCTTCGGCTAACTGCCGAGGGTTGCGGCGCGCTGCTTTCGCATGCCGCATCGCCACGTTGCTCGCGTAATCGCCGTGCGTTACGTCCCGGGTACGCTCGACGTCAGGCGTTACGGCGCGTGCTTCCGCTGGCAGAAGGTCGTCGGGTAGGGCGGCCAATGCCGCACCGATCAGTCGTTCGATCGTCGCTTTCAAAGGTATGTCCGGAAGGTATCGGAAGAGGCAGGGGGATCGCCCGCGAATTCTACCGGAATCGGCTGCGCGGAGGGCCTACCCTCAGGTCACTTCCAGCGGGTCGACATCAATAGACCAGCGTACCTTGCGGGCTTCGGGGAGCGATTCGACGGCCTTCACCCACCGGGCGAGAAACTGGTGCAGGCCGAGGCGCTGTGCGCTTTCGACCAACAATTGGGCCCGGTAACGTCCGGCCCGGCGCTCCATCGCGGACGCGACCGGGCCGAGCAGGCGGACAGGATATCCGGGCGGAGCCAGTCCCCGTGCCGCCTCCAAAAAGCCCAGCGCATCCGCTCGTTCCGGTGCGTCAGCGCGGAGTAGGGCGAGTCGGCTAAACGGCGGCCAGCCGGCCGCCGCACGTTCGTCGAGCGCGCTCTGCGCGAATCCTTCATACCCCTCGTTCACCAAACGTTGGAGCAACGGGTGCTCGGGACAGGCGGTCTGGATGTACACCTCGCCCGGCCGGCTTGCCCGCCCGGCCCGACCTGCCACCTGCACGATGCTTTGGGCCAGCCGCTCGCTGGCTCGAAAATCCGTTCCGAAGAGTCCTTGATCCGCGTTCAGCACTACGACGAGGCTGACGTCTGGGAAGTCGTGACCCTTTGTGAGCATCTGTGTGCCGACCAACAGACGCGCTTCGCCGGACTGCACGCGTTCGAGAGCCTGCTCGATCTCACCGCGCCCCTGAATGGTGTCTCGGTCGATGCGCACCAAGGCGCGTCCGGGAAACAGTTCATCGAGGCCGTCTTCAATCCGTTCGGTACCTTGGCCGACCGGGCGTAGCTCGTTCGAACACTGCGGGCAAGCGTAAGGCACGGGCGATTGCGCGCCGCAGTGATGGCAAACCAGCAACTGCCGCCGCATGTGTACCGTCATGCGGGCGTCGCAGTGGCCGCAGGGTGCCGACCAACTGCAACCGGGGCAGAACAGTGTCGGCGCGTAGCCGCGGCGATTGAGGTAGATCAATACCTGCCCGCCCGCCGCGAGGTGACGTTCAATCGCGAGCACTGTGGGCGTTGCGATCCCGTGTCGGTCCTCGTGCAGGCGAAGATCGATGACCGTAATTCGCGGTGTACCGGCGGCACCGGCTCGTTCGGGTAGGGACAGGCGTTGATAGCGGTCCGCACGGCTGTGATGCAGCGACTCGAGCGACGGGGTGGCAGATCCCAGAACAACGGGTATCTGTTCTCGCTGTGCTCGCAGAACGGCCAAATCGCGCGCGGAGTAGCGAAACCCCTCTTGCTGCTTGTAGGACGGATCGTGCTCCTCGTCCACAATCAAAATTCCGGGACGGGCCAGGGGTACAAACACGGCGGAACGGGTGCCAATGACGATTGGTGCTCGGCCACTGCGCGCTAAGCGCCACATAGATAATCGGTCGGAGTCGGTTAACCCGGAATGCAGAATGGCGATGGGCACGTCGAAGCGGGCGCGAAAACGCGCCACCGCTTGCGGGGTGAGGGCGATTTCAGGAACTAAAACAAGGGCTTGTCGACCGCTCGCAATCACCGTCTCGATGGCCCTGAGGTACACCTCAGTCTTGCCGCTACCGGTCACTCCGTACAGCAGGAATGGCGCAAATCGGTCGAGTTTTGCTTCGATCTCGGCGATGGCTTGCGCTTGTGCGGCCGTCGGCGTGGGACGCGCTCCAATTCGGCCGGATGTCTCGACCGTCTCATCGCCGGGGACCTCGTAGGCGTCGACCCATCCTTTGCCAACGAGGTTGCGCAGTGCCGTCCGTCCCCCTTCCCCAAGAACCTCCAGATCCGTCAGATCGATACTTCCTCGATCGAGGAGACGATCGATGAGGGCCCGTTGGCGAACGCCGAAACGAGTTTTCGTGGCGAGCACATCTCGCCCCGCAGCCGATAAGCGCCATCGAGGCTCTAAGGCCACGAGCGGGCGACCCGCTCGCAGTCCCGCCGGCAACGCGGCGTTGATCGCCTCACCGACAGCGTGGTGGTAGTACTCCGCGGCGAATAGAACCAGCGCGAGCAGCCTTGCATCCAAGACCGGTTCTGAATCCAGTACCGCGATCGCGGTGCGTAACCGCGCATCGGGCCACTCGCTCTGCGCCGAAATATCGACGATGACGCCGATTAATTCGCGACGCCCGAATGGCACCAGCGCTCTCATGCCGGGCACGATGCCGTTCGCATCGACGGGCGCCCGGTAATCGAACAGGCGCCGCAAGGGCGTGTCCAGGGCGACGCGTAGGATAGGGGCGGTGGTGCTCGATTCGGGCAAGGCACTGTCAACGTAGGCGGTGGATGGTCGTTATACCGATCCAGTACCCCGGGGGCCAGCAGGTTGGCCCGGGCGGGAGCGGTCTACTCAGTCCCTGCGGTTGTAAACGCCTGTGTCTGCTACCCTTTGCATTGAATTCATGTGCCGACCCGGTCTTCCCGAGGTCGACTGCGCGCTGACGACGGATGGCCGAGTGGAACGAGAGATTGAAGTTTTCCTGAAATCTGTCGAGAAGCGCGCGTTCCGCATCGCGGAATTGACGTTGCGTAATCCCGACGATGCATTGGATGTGGTCCAAGAGACCATGCTGCAGTTGGTTCGCCACTATTCGGAGCGACCCGCGAACGAGTGGCCGCCACTGTTCTATCAAATTCTAAAGAATCGCGTCCGGGACGCTCAGCGTCGCCGCCGTACGCGTAACCGCTTCATCGCCTGGTGGACGGGCGGCGTTTCGGAATCCGATGAGGCGCCCGATCCGATCGAGGCTGCGGTGTCGGACGATTTGGCTCCTGCCGACCATCTCGCCCAAACTCAAGCAATGGGCGCACTGGGAGAGGCCGTTCGAACGTTACCGGAGCGACAACGCCAAGCTTTTTTGCTGAGAGCGTTGGAAGGGCTAGACGTCGCGAGTACGGCGCAGGTCATGGGCTGTTCCGAGGGCAGCGTGAAGACTCATTATTTCCGGGCACTGGCGCAATTGCGGGCGGTGTTGGGGGAGCACAGGCAATGAACGAACACCCAGACGCCGAATCGACGGCATTTGTAGAGCGCTGCAAGGCCCAGTGGGACACGCATGTCAGCGCGATTGACCCGCAGGTCGGCGCACGGTTGGCGCGCGCGCGCGCGAACGCCCTGTCCGCGGGCTTCAATTCCAAAGCCGCGCGTCCGTTCCGCGTGCCGGGCGTATGGTTGCCGGCGGCTGTCTGCGCCTTTGCCGGCGCATTGGCGGTGGCGGTTTGGGTGTCGCGACCGGTGGCGCTCACGACGCCTATGGCCGACGCGGCCCCGGTCGAGGACGCCGAACTCTTAGCCTCGGGCGACGAACCCGACTTGTACGCCGAGGACGCAGCCTTTTACGAATGGGCTGGCTCGGAAAGCGGGGCGAGTTAAATGCGACGCCGCGGGTGGGCCATCGGCTGGGTCGCATGGATTCCCGCCGTGGCCTTGGGCGCTGCGACGCCGCCGTCTAACCCACCCCCTGAATCCGAACTTCTTGAATTTCTTGGAAGTTCCGATGCAATTGATCCGGATTTGGCCAAGTATCTGACGAGTCGACGGGCCAAGCCGAGCTCGCCGACGACGCCGCCCCCGAACTCCCCGACGCCTGACAAGGCAGAGCGACCTTGTATGAGAACGACGCCATGCACGCACGACTGATCCACGCCACCGCCATTTTACTGCTGCTTGCCGGTGCGACGGCTGTGCGGGCCGACGACGCAGGTGTTACGTGGTCTGCGCTGCAGCCGTCCCAGCAAAACTTGCTGCGTTCGTTTGCGGATCGTTGGAGCCAATTGCCTCCCGCCCGCCAGGAAGCGTTGGCGCACGGCAGTGAGCGATGGCTCGCCATGTCGCCCGAGGAGCGCGAACAGGCACGGGGACGATTTGATCGGTGGCAGCACCTATCCCCGGAGGAACGCGAGCAGATGCGCGCCCGTTGGCGGGAATTCCGCGCTCTGCCACCCGAGGCTCAGGATCGCGTCCGCGAACAATTCCGACGTTTTCGTGATCTGCCGCCGGAGCAGCGCAAAGCCCTGAAGGAGCGCTGGAAACAACTGCCGCCGGAGGAGCGCAAAGCGTTACGGGAGCAGTTCCGGCGCGCCGGCCCGCACTCGCATCTCGGCAATCATTGAAGGGTTCGGCGGTGATGCGTTTTGATTGGTTATTGACCGGTGCCGTAGCGGCCGGCGCGCTGTGGTCGGCGCACCGATTGCTGGCCGACGTCTCACGGCATCTCGCGGGTCGATGGCGCTCCTTTCAACGACAACCGTTCTGGGTCAGATGGGTCCTATGGACGGCCTTGCTGTGGGTCGCTCTGCGATTGTTACGATTCGGTTGGCGTCCTTTTCTCGTGTACGGCGTGGTGCTCGGTGGAGTACTGCTTTGGGCTGCGGGGGCGGCGCGCGGTACCCGCGCTTGACGGGGGTTGGGGACACGCCTAGTGTCGGGCGATCCCACGGTGTGACGCTTCCGAAGCCATCCGGCGTCAATTCGGCCGTGGACCCTTCGGTCTGAACGTCGGTGCTACGGCGTCTGTCATCGGTCGACTCCGGTGTGTACCCCAGATTTCTGGAGTGGGCCGAGCGTCCATCACGAAGTTGTAGTGTCCTGCCGAATGCGAATCGCGAGAACCCACACGCCGTGCTAACGATCCCCTGGAACGGACGCTGCGGAAGGTATTGCGTGAGGAACGGCGTAGGGCGGTTAATCCGCGTGATGGCGGGGGGGCTAGCATGATCTCCCCCGCACTCGAGCCGCTGCGGACGCCGTTGTTTCGGCGCCTTTGGCTCGCCAGTCTGGTCTCGAACTTCGGTACGTTGATTCAGGCGGTGGGCGCTGCTTGGTTGATGACTCAATTGGTCAGCGCTGCCGACATGGTCGCCTTTGTGCAGGCTGCCACCGCGCTGCCGGTCATGTTGCTATCGGTCCCCGCGGGCGCCATCGCCGATATCTCCGATCGGCGACACGTCATGTTGGTGGCGCAGTGCCTGATGCTTGGCGTCTCAGTGGCCATCACCGTGTTGGCCTACTCGCACAGTCTCACGCCGTGGTCGTTGCTCAGCCTGACGTTCCTGTTGGGGTGTGGCAGCGCGCTCTACGGCCCGGCCTGGCAAGCGTCTGTCGGGGAGCAAGTTCCGGTCCGATTGCTTCCGTCTGCTATTGCACTGAATTCACTGGGATTTAATCTTGCGCGCACCGTCGGACCGGCGCTAGGGGGTGCCATCGTCGCTGCAGCGGGGGCTCCCGCCGCTTTCTTGGTGAACGCCTTTTCCTATCTCAGCTTAATCGCGGCCCTCGGATTCTGGCGCCGGACCTTGTTGCCGATGGCGTTACCGCCGGAGAACATAGGCGCTGCGATCGCCGCAGGGGTCCGGTATGCGCGCCTTTCCCTACCGATACGAACGGTATTGGAGCGCGCTTCGGCGTTCGGTTTTGGCGCCGGTGGGCTTTGGGCAACGCTGCCCCTCGTAGCCCGCGACTTGCTCGGCGGTGGGCCCTTAACCTACGGCTTGTTACTCGGTGGCTTCGGGGCCGGCGCCGTGGTGGCGGCCCTCGCGAGCACGGGTCTGCGTCGCCGCTACGGTTACAACACCATCGCGACGGCGGCATCCGTGACGTTCGCGTTGGGCGCTGCGACTGCCGGACTGTCGCCTTGGCGCCTGTTGACGATGGTCTCCGTTGCGCTTGCCGGGGGCAGCTGGGTCCTCTCCTTTTCGACCTTCAACGTCGTTGTGCAGGTGTCCTCGCCACGGTGGGTGGTGGGGCGTACGCTCGCGCTCTATCAAACAGCCGCTTTCGGCGGGGCCGCGATCGGGGCATGGAGTTGGGGCATGGTCGCGGAGCATCTTGGGCTCTCGACAAGCCTCGTCACGTCTGCCGCCGTGTTGCTAGGCTCCGCCGCGGTGCTCGGCCGCCGTCGGGGACTGGTCGCGCACGGGGCCGATGAATTAGGGCCATGGCCGGCCAGCGACGGAGGGGCACGCCTCGATATCCCTCAGTCCGCAGGCCCGATCGTGATCACCGTCGAATACCGGATCGCGCCGCAAGACGTCGCCGAATTCCTCCAGGCAGCGCATGAGTTGGGGCGTACCCGCCGCCGGGATGGCGCTCGACGATGGTCATTGATGCAAGACTTGGATGACCCCACTCGGTTTATTGAGCGGTATCAGGCGTTGACCTGGCTCGACCACCTGCGCCAATGGGAGCGCGCGACCGTCGCGGACCAATCCATCCGCGAACGTGTCTTGGCGCTGCACCAAGGCTCCCATCCCCCGACTGTCCATCACCTTTGGGCCCGCGAACCCGAACCGTCCGATACCCTTTCCGGCCTTCCCGACGAGTGACAGAAGCGACGCGGACCCCCGGATCGCACTACAATCCCATCCCAGTCGCCCGGATTCGGGCCTGTCAGGATGGTTTTTGGCCCATGGGTCGCATTTTCGAAGTCCGTAAGCATGCGATGTTCGCCCGCTGGAATCGCATGGCCAAACAGTTCCACCGTGTTACCAAGGACATCGCGATTGCGGTCCGTTCCGGTGGTACCGATCCGAACTCCAATCCCGCTCTGCGGCGCGTTATCCAGAATGCGCGAGCGGTCAACATGCCGAAGGACAAGGTCGAAGCCGCGATCAAACGCGCCGGCGGCAAAGATGCCGAAAATTTCGCCTTGGTGATCTACGAAGGGTACGGTCCTCATGGCGTCGCGATCCTCGTTGAGACGGCCACCGACAACCCGACGCGTACCGTCGCGAGCGTCCGCCACATTTTCTCTAAATGGGGCGGGAATATGGGCGCGAGCGGTAGCGTTGCGTTCCAGTTCAAGGAAATGGGTGTATTTCGACTCAATCCTGAGGGCATCGATCAGGACGATCTCGAGTTGTATTTGATCGACCACGGTCTCGAGGAAATGGGTGAGAGCACCGGCGAGAAGGGCGAACCGCAATTGGTTATTCGCTGCGCCTTCCCGGATTTCGGGCAACTTCAAAAAGCATTGGAAGATCGTGGCCTGACGCCCCTCTCTGCAGAGCGTGAGTTTGTTTGCCAGACGCCGACCGAACTGAGCGATGAGGATGCCAAGGAAGTGCTCGAATTGATCGACAAACTCGAGCAGGACGACGACGTCCAGAACGTCTTCCACTCGCTCGCGTAAGGACCACCGGAATGCCTTTGTTACGTTCGATGACCCTCCCGGCGGCGATCGCTGCCACGCTGTACGCGGCGGTCTGCGTGGCGCAATCCTCCGGCGCGGTTCCTGCAACGACCCCGACTGACGGAACGCCGCCGGCCACGGTGGCGCCAGTCGCGCCGAAGCCGGCGCCAAAACCGCTCACGATGGGCGAACTGTTGGCGTCCACGACGGCGGCTGACTGGCGTCAACCCGACCCGGAACGCACGTTGTATTTGTCGCTTCCCAACGGCAAAGTGGTTATTGAGCTCAATCCGGACTTCGCCCCGCGGCACGTCGCGAACATCTTGAAGTTGACCCGTGCCCATTGGTACGACGGTCTTGCGGTTGTGCGAGTCCAAGATAATTTCGTGGCGCAGTGGGGCGATCCGCTGAACTCAAAGCCCGAGGTCGGAGAGAAGCATTTGCCCGCGGAATTCACCCGCACGGCTGCCGACCTGCCCTTTGTGCGCCTCCATGACGTGGACACCTACGCGCCCGAGGTTGGTTTTTCCGGTGACATGCCAGTGGGCCGCGGCGGAGGCGGCTCAGAGTCAGAGGCGTGGCCTTTGCACTGCTATGGCGCGGTCGGTGTCGGTCGAGACAACGATCCGGCCACCGCGATCGGGACGGAACTGTACGCCGTCATCGGGCAAGCGCCGCGTCAATTGGATCGCAACACAGCAATTGTGGGCAGAGTGATCTACGGAATGGAGTTTTTGTCGTCGTTGACCCGTGGCAGCGGCAACCAAGGTTTCTATGAGCAGCCCGAGCAGCGTGAGCCCATTCGTAGCGTGCGCGTTGCGGCCGACGTCCCGGTGACGGAACGCTTACCGCTCGAGATCCTACGGACCGACACCAAGATGTTTCAAAAGCTCATCGAACTGCGCCGAAATCGACGGGACGCCTGGTACAAGGTGCCGGCCGGCCATATCGATATCTGCAATGTGCCGATCCCCGTGCGCGAGCACGTGCAGGAGCACCCTGAGCGCACCGACCATCCGGATCACGCCGACGGTCATCACAAGCACGGATGACGTTGCTAGCGAGACTTCGCTAGGCCTTGGGTGATCTGCTCGCTCGTGAGATCGCCCTCCCAGCGCGATATCACGAGCGTTGCGGTCGCGTTGCCAATGAGATTGGTCACGGCACGCGCCTCGCTCATAAACCGGTCGATGCCGAGAATCAGTGCGATCGCCTCGACCGGTACGCTCGGAACAACGGCGAGCGTGGCCGCGAGGGTAATGAAGCCGCCACCGGTCACGGCCGCGGCGCCCTTGGACGTCACCATCGCGACCAATAACACAGTCATTTGCTGACCCAGTGTCAGCGGCACGTCCAAGGCCTGCGCGAGAAAAATCGCGGCCAAGGACAGATAGATGCACGTGCCGTCTAAATTAAACGAGTAGCCCGTCGGAACGACCAATCCCACCGTAGCAGGCGGGCAGCCCAGTCGCTTCAGTCGATCAATCAAGGGAGCTAATGCGCTTTCCGAGGAGGAGGTGCCAATCACAGTCCATATTTCGGTTCGCAAATATCGCAGCAATGCCGTAATGCGGAAGCCGTTGAGGCGCGCCACCGTGCCGAGCACAACGAGGACGAACGTCGCGCACGTGAGATAGAACACGCCCATAAATTGCGCCAAGGGCGCGAGGCTGTGCCAACCAAATTTTCCCAACGTAAACGCCATGGCCCCAAAGGCGCCAATCGGTGCCAACCACATTACGAAATCCACCACCCGAAACAAAATGACGGATAGCGACTCCATTAGAGCGATAAAGGCGTGTGCGCGATCGCCTGATACCGCGGTCGCAAAGCCGATGATGACTGCGACCAGGAGAACTTGGAGCAATTCACCGGAGGTGAGCGCAGCCGGCAGAGTCGTGGGAATAATATTGGCCAAAAACTCAGCAATACCCTGCTCACGTGCAGCCGACGCATAGTGTGCTACCGCAGAAGCATCCAAATGCGTGATATCTGCGTGGAAGCCAGCGCCCGGTTTCAGTGCGTTAGCGACCAGTACGCCCAGAAGCAGAGCCACCGTCGAGAGCACCTCAAAATACGCCAAAGCCCTCAAACCGATACGGCCCACGTGCCGCAACTCACGCATCTGGCCAATGCCTAACACGACGGTCGTAAAGACGAGTGGCGCGACGACCATACGGATGAGCTTAATGAAGTCATCGCCCAGGGGCTTCAGCGCCACGCCCAGCGGCGGGTTGAGCCAACCCACACACGCGCCTGCGAGAACTGCCAACAAGACCCATCCGTACAGTGGTACTCGTCGAAGCATTAGCCAGTCGCCTTCACTGCTTGAATCAATTGGTTAACGGCGCCTTGAGCGTCGCCGTACAGCATCCGTGTGTTATCCAAATAGAACAACGCATTCTCGATGCCGGAGAATCCTTGGCCCTGCCCACGCTTAATCACAATCACATTGCGTGCCTTGTCTGCATCCAGGATGGGCATACCGTAAATTGGACTCGACCGGTCATTTCGGGCCACCGGATTCACGACGTCGTTGGCGCCGATGATGAGCGCCACATCCGCTGTCTCGAACTCCGCATTAATCTCATCGAGATCGGAAATGAGATCGTACGGTACACCGGCTTCGGCGAGCAGTACGTTCATGTGGCCCGGCATTCGGCCTGCCACGGGGTGGATCGCGAACTTGACGGAAACTCCGCGGTTCTGCAGAAGCTGCGCCAACTCCCAAACTTTATGCTGTGCCTGACCGACCGCCATGCCGTAGCCTGGCACCACGATCATTTTTTGAGCGTAGGCCATCATCACGCCGGCATCGCTGGCCTCAATGGGTTTCTGCGAGCCGGTGACAGGACCGCTGGCCGCACCGGCAGATTCTCCAAAGCCTGAAAAAAGGACGTTGCCAAGCGACCGGTTCATTGCTTTTGCCATCAGCTGCGTCAGCAGCGTACCGGCAGACCCGACCACCATGCCCGCGATGATCATCGCGGCGTTTTGCAGAACATAGCCTTCAAACGCGACGGCTAACCCAGTCAGCGCGTTATACAACGAAATTACCACCGGCATATCGGCGCCACCGATCGGTAGCGTCATCGTGACGCCCAAGACCAGCGCTAACACAAAAAAAGCAGTCACAACCCCGGCATTCCCGTCGAATCCCGTCGCGATGGAGGCGCCCAGCAAGACTGTTCCGCCGAGAATCAGAATGTTGACGAACTGTTGGCCTGAGAACCGAAACGACTTCTTGATCAAACCCTGCAATTTCGCAAACGCAATGCACGAACCCGATAACGACACCGCTCCGATCAACGCGCCCAATACAGCGAGAATTCCGTAGGCGAGTCCGTGCGATTCGCCGCGGTAGAGTTCCACCGCCGCAATAGCTGCCGCGGCGCCGCCGCCCATCCCGTTGTAGAGCGCAATCATCTGGGGCATATCGGTCATCGCGACGCGCTTGCCGTAGAACCAGGCAATACCTCCGCCCACCGCGGTGGCGCCTATCACGAGCAGCAGATTCAGTCCCGGTGCCGGCAACAAATACGTGACGAGGGTGGCAATGACCATGCCGAGGCCCGCCCAGAGGATCCCTCCGCGCGCCGTCGCCGGGGAACTCATGCGCTTGAGGCCAGAGATGAACAAGAAGGCGACGAGAATATAAGCGGCATCGACGACCAGGCTGACCAACGAGGCGTGATCTAGGTTCATGGCTGATGCCCCGCGCGGGGAGCCTTCCCGCTGGACTTGAACATCTCAAGCATTCGCTCTGTCACGACGTAACCACCAACAGCATTCCCGGCGGCGAGCATCACGCCGACCGTTCCGATGCAAAGTTCCAGAACCCCATGGGCACTAAACAGCGCCATCATGGCGCCCACCAAGACGATGCCGTGCACAAAGTTGCTCCCGGACATGAGAGGGGTGTGCAAAATGACCGGCACTCTTGAAATCACTTCGTAGCCGGTGAATCCCGCAAGCATAAATATGTAGATGGCTATCACACCGTTCATGAGGTTCTCCTTTAGCCTGCGAGTAGTTTGGCGGTCGGTTCGTGCTTGATGGCACCGGCATGCGTGAGCGCTGTGCCCGCGAACACCTCATCACCCCAATCAATCGTCAAAACGCCACCTTTCAATGCGGGGCTCAAGAGGTTGTACAAATTGCGCGCGTACATTTCCGACGCGTGATACGCGAGCTGGGAGGGTAAGTTGATCGGACCGACAATCTTGACCCCTTGATGCACCACCGTCTCGCCGGCCCGCGTTAATTCGCAGTTCCCTCCATTCTCGGCCAAGATATCGACGATCACGGCTCCCGGTTTCATCCGTTCAACGGCGGCCGCCGAGATAATGCGCGGAGCGGTGCGGCCGGGAACGCCCGCTGTCGTGATCACGACGTCAGCCACCGCGATACGACCGTCCAGCACCTCCTGCTGCTTCGCCTTCTCTTCGGTCGTCAATTCCCGCGCGTAACCACCGGTGCCCTCAGCCGTCACGCCGGTCTCTACAAATTTGGCACCCAAGGATTTCACTTGGTCGCGCGTGGCGCTGCGCACGTCATACGCTTCGACGATTGCCCCTAACCGCTTCGCGGTGGCGATCGCCTGTAAGCCCGCCACACCGACTCCAATGACCAACGCTTGAGCGGGACGAATCGTGCCGGCGGCGGTGGTTAACATCGGGAAAAACTTGTCGAGTGCGTTGGCGGCAATCAGCACGGCTTTGTAGCCAGCTATCGACGCTTGCGACGAAAGCGCATCCATCGATTGAGCGCGCGATATGCGGGGCACAAGCTCCATTGCGAAACTCGTAATCTTCTGATCACGAAGCGCGCTAACGGCGGCCAAGTTGTTGTGGGGCTGCATGAATCCGGCATGCAGTGTGCCCGCACGCAACATGGATGCTTCTGCCACAGTAATCGGCTGTACTTTCAGCAGCACGTCTGCTCGGCCGTAAACCTCCGAAGCGCTTTCTACAAATTCAACGTTGCTGTAGGCGCTATCCGGGAACTGAGCGGCCGCTCCTGCACCGCGCTCCATAAGAACGCGATGCCCGAGTGCGATGAATTTATTAACGACTTCGGGGACCAGCGCGACGCGCGCCTCACCCGACTGAGTTTCACGGGGAACCCCGAGCACAAGACCTTCCGCTGGAGACGGCGACATCGATCGATCTCCTAGGGCCCTTCCTAGTCACGGCTCTTCGGCGCCGCTAGCGGACCCGATTATTTCAAGTTTGTGTAATCGTCCGATCGAATTTGATTATGGCACAAGGCTCTCGTATCTTACGATAATGAATCCGAGGCCAATGCAAGAGCGGCCCGATCAGGCCGTGACGTGTCCGCAGTCGGCGGAAGCCGATGCTGCGCTATCGCCGTATCCGCTCGGTCAGCAGGCATTGCGTACCGATGTTTCGGGTATGCCATTGGAATGGATTGATTTCAAAGAGGCAGTGCGTCTGCACACGCTCGGTCAGGTGGCGTATAGCAGCGGTACGCGTCTCTACCGAATACGGGGCGGAACCAATGCACGTACCGGAATGCCGTCCTATGTAGAGATCCATTCCATTCTCGCAACGACCGGATACTCCGGGAACGCGGGAGCTACCCGAGGAAACTACATCCCGCCGCTGAACAATGAGACCTTGTTCCGCCGGGACGGGCATCTGTGCATGTACTGCGGGCTTCGATTTCCAGCCAATTTGCTATCACGAGACCACGTCCGCCCGTTTTTCCTCGGCGGCCTGGATTGCTGGAACAACGTGGTGACCGCGTGTCGACGCTGTAATAACGCAAAAGCCGCGCGGACGCCGGAGCAGGCCGGCATACAATTGCTCGCCGTGCCATTTACGCCCACCTACGCCGAGTACATTTACCTAAAAGGCCGTCGTGTGATGGCCGACCAGATGCAATATCTGATTGCTCACTTCCCGAGATCCAGCCCATTGCATCGTCGCATCAAGGAGTGGGTAAACTGAGGGATGGACGACCTCTATCTCGTTGATGCCAGTTATTTCATATTCCGAGCTTATTACTCCATGCCGCCGGAAATGGCCGATCCGGATGGTCGGCCAGTGAACGCACTCTACGGTTTTGCTCGATTTCTTTTTGACCTCGTCGAGCAAGAGCGTCCTCGGCACATTGCCGTCGCCTTTGATGAAAGCCTCTCAAGCTCTTTTAGAAATCGACTGTATCCCGCTTATAAGGCGAATCGCGATCCGGCACCGCCGGAATTGAAAGAACAGTTTTCGCGATGCAGGGAGCTGTGCACGCACCTGGGAATTCGGGATTATGGCAGCGCCGAATACGAGGCCGATGACATCATTGGTACGTTAGCAACGCGATTCCGTGCCAAGGGCTATCGATCGATTGTCGTGACGCGCGATAAAGATCTTGCTCAGTTGATTAGGCAGGGTGACTGTTTCTGGGATTACACCGCGGGCGAGCGACTGGGCTATCACGACATCCCATCGCGATTCGGTGTGATGCCAGAACGCGTTCCGGACTATTTGGCGCTGACGGGTGACGCTGTTGATAACATCCCCGGCGTACCGGGGATTGGAAAAAAAACCGCCGGAGCGCTGCTTACGGAGTTTTCGTCGCTGGAGGATCTGTACGGAAACATTGAACGTATAGCCTCGGTAAAATTGCGCGGCGCCGCAAGCGTCAGCGCGAAACTCATTGAGCACCGAGACGTCGCCTTCCTTGCGCGGGAACTGACGCGCATTGCCTGCGACATGCCGATGGATGCCCAACCCTCGGACGTCATCAGGCGCCCACCCGACCTCAATGCTGTGGATGGATTTTTCGACCGTGCCGGCTTTGGCGCCATGCTGCGCCGACAAGCGCAGCGTATTGCAGCTCAAACGACCTAGCGTTCCGCAAGTACCTCCGCAATCGCATTCGCCATAGACTGTTGAAGTTGTTTCTCGTGTCGATCCTGGGGCGGCGCAAATCCCATTCGGTCCATGTATGGCCGAATAACGGGATCATCGACCGACGTCCGCGACGTCAATAGTTGGGCAAACGCGGACGGGCGATGAGCGGCATCATTCGCCACTTTCGCCACTGCGCGCTGCAGAACAAGTTCTTCCGCGGTGTAATCACAGCCGAACGGAAACTTGGAGAAAAAGCCCTCGGTACGCAATCCGCGTAGCGATGCCGCAATCGTCTCCGGGAGGTTGCGCCGATGCTCGTGAGGAATCTCATAGGACGACTCAATCTTGCCGGCAGCCTTCGCATGACCGAGCAATTCCTGCTGAAAGCGCGAGTCGGTGACCGCCAGCAGCGCGACAACACAATCCCGGTCCGTCAAACCGCGCAGCGACGCGATGCCGTACTCGGTCACCACGATGTCGCGAAGGTGTCGAGGTATGGTCGTGTGCCCGTAGTTCCAAACAATATTCGACGACGTCCTTCCGGCACTTGATCGCGTACTGCGAACCAGCAGGATCGAACGTGCTTCGGGTAGCGCATGCGCCTGGGACACAAAGTTATATTGGCCGCCGACGCCGCTAACAACTTGTCCGGAATCCAAGCCGTCGGACACTGCTGCGCCGAGTCCGGTCACCATCATGGTCGTGTTGATAAAGCGGGCATGCCTGCGTTGCGCTAACTTTAAGGCATGATCAGGGCCACCCGGTTCGTTGGTCCACGCGACGCTGGTCATATTGAACGCCGCTCGGTCGACCTCCGGGAGATTCCTCAACGCGCTGTAAAAAGCGCGAGGACCCAACATAAACCCGCCGTGCAGTACGTGACCGCCGTCGAGGCGTCGTGACAAACACGCTGAGGCGATCGACTCGCGGGCCGCGGCGTCGTTTAGGTCCGCCTCGATATGCTTTCCAGACGGCGCGATCAATGCGTAGCGCCCGTCGTGGGAGGTTCCGGGCGCAAATAGACCGCAACGTTCCAGCGCCGAGAACTCCTTCGCGTCAATGAAGCCGACCCCAGCCCGCGCGAGAGCGACTAACATTTCGACATTGGGCGTGTGTGTGACCGCACCATCATCGAGTAAACGCTGCAATTGAGCGTGAGGGTATACGCGTCGCGACAATATCCCTGCTCGGAACAGTTCTAGGAAGCCGTCCACGAACATTTCCGTGTTGGCAAAGATCCCACGGTCAAGTGTTCCCAGGCCGCCGACGTTTTGTATGGTGTCGGCGAACCGACTGGATACGCCGGTGAGCTCAAGAACATGGCGGTAAACGTCGTTGCGCTGCTGGCGCAATTGCAGGGCGTAGACAATGGCCTCACCCAGTTCTCCAATCCCCAATTGGAGTGTTCCACCGTCACGTACCAAGCAGGCGGCATTGAGGCCGAGCGCATGCTCAACGTCCCCGATGGGCGCGTTCGGGATACAAAACGGGTCGTGCTCGTACCGCTCGTGATCAAGCACAAACTCAAACCGGGGACGAGTGAGTGCAGCGCCCCCCAGCATGAACGGCAATCGCCGATTGATGCTGGCAACGGTGACGACTGGGATTCCTCTCGCCGCTTCCGCTTCGAGGTGGTCGAGAAGGTCGAGGCTGAGATCAGGATTGCCAGAGAGACTGATGTGCTCCCGAGGGCCGATCCCTCGCGCCGATACACTTTGCGCAAGCAAATTGACGCCCATGGCGATGGTGTCACGAACGACGTGCGAATAATTGGAGCTCAAGTACTCCTGTTGAGTACTCGGAACGTTCAGCCAGGCGCCGGCCTGAACGAAAAACTCGCGAATTCGGATATTCGGCGGTAGGCGATTTTCGTGCGCAGCCTTCACGTAGTCGAGATCCGGATAATCGCCCCAGATGCGCTCGGCCATGGGACCGATCAAGCGGCTGTCGAGTTCAGTCCGCCCCAAAGGCCGATTTAACGACAGCGCCGTGACGATGGTCAGATCGATCGAAGGATCGCGGGCGACGCGGCGGTAGAGTTCGTTAATAAAGGCGACAGGCTTGCCCATCCCGAGCGGGGTTGCCATGACGATCCGATTTCCGAGTTTGCGCAGCGTCGCATCAACGCATTCGCCAACGTCATCGAAACGGTGAGTGCCGTGATCAGTCATGCCGTTTTCCTCCCCCAAGACGTCGCGCAACGATAGCGCCGACCGCTAACTGAACCTGATGGTAGACGAGCAATGGCATCACGATAAGGCCTATCGAGGTAGAGGTTCCAAACACCGCATGCGCGATCGGCAAACCGTTCGCGAGACTCTTTTGTGAGCCGCAAAAGTAGGCGGCGACGGCCGAGTCCCTGTCCATTCGGAGCGCCCGAGTGAGTGCGAGCAAAGCACCGCTCACGACGGCCAGCAAAGCCAGGGCAATCACGGCCGACATGATCGCGGGAAGGATCGCGGCGCGAGTCCAGACACCGGCTCGTATCGACTCGCAAAAGGCGCCGTAGACGATCAGAACGATGGACGTTCGATCTGTCCAATGGACCACGTGTGGGAATCTGCGAAAAAAAGATCCGCACAGCGGGCGCGACAGCTGACCCAGCGCCAGCGGCAACAAAATGGTCAGCGAAACCGTTTGCATGACGCTCGGGAGTGACAGAGTGACGCCGGCAGTCTTCGCTACCAGCGATGCATAAAGAGGTGTCAGGAAGACGCCCAGTATCCCGGAGAGCGTTGCGTTAAAAAGTGCTCCCGCGGTATCCCCTCGGGCCACTGCCGTTAGCGCGACCGAGGAGGAGATCGTTGAGGAGACGGTGGACATGAAGAAGAAGCCCAGAGCGATCGCTGAAGGCAAGCCACGGCCTGCGAGCAGAATGAACGCACCCAGTGCAGGAAAAACGAGAAACGTTACGGCCTGCGAGACGAGATGCAGTCGAATATTTTTCAAACCGCGGCGCAAAGCCTCGAGGGGGAGCACCGCACCATGGAGAAAAAACACCAGTGTGACGGCAATGCGGGTTGCCTCATGCACGTGGAGGGGGCCGTCCTGAGCACCGAGATGGGGAGCCAATGCAGCCGCTAAGACGGCGAGCGCGATCGCAATCAGGAATGGATCAGGCCACCAACCCCGGGTGGTCATCGTTCGTCGGCCTGTACGAGCGAGTCATATGTGCGGCGGAATGCGGACGCCGCCAACGGCAAGTTTCGTGTCCAATCCGCGTTGGCCTGATGATCACCACCATCGGTCACGTATTTGATCGATAGGAACGGAATGCCTTCAAGCGCACAGACCTTGGCCAGCGCATAGGCCTCCATGTCCAAAACGTCGCAATCAAAAACGTCATGCCCCATCACAAAGTTGTCGCCACTGCCGCAACGGCCCTCCATGAGGTGAGGCAGTCGACGCGGCGAATGCAATACGGGTTGGATCGGATCCAAAGGGGTCGTCCCGAGAGCGAAGCCCAGACCACGGACATCCATGTCGCGCTGCACAAAAAAAGTGCACTCCACCAGCGTATGGGTATTGAACCGAGGGCTTCCCGCGGTGCCAAAGGATAGGATCATCTTGGGTGTGCGCGTCCGCAAAGAGCGGGTCAGCGCATAGGTCGCGTTTATTTTGCCGATCCCCGTGTAGAGAACTCGGTCCCCTAAATCAGAAAATTGCCCGCCGGCCTCTGATTCCAGCGCGAACACAGTGAGGAGGTCATGAGGGCAAAATGCGGGCATTGAGGTCGTCTTTGCGAAGCCGTGCGAGTGTAACAACCGGCACGTGGGAACGGGTCACAGTCCGTATTTATCCTATCGCGAAAGACCGTATCGGCACGGTAGGGTCGCCGCCATGCTGTCACCCGACCCGATTGCCGTTTTTGACCCAGACCTGGTGAGCCGTTACGACGGCCCCGGGCCCCGTTACACCTCCTACCCGACGGCCGTTCAATTCCACGAACGGTTCGGAATTGTCGAATACGACACGGCGGCCCGGGCGAGTAACGAACTCGACCCTAAACCCCTTTCCCTTTACGTCCATGTGCCGTTCTGCGAAAGCCCCTGCTTCTATTGCGGCTGCAATAAGGTGATTACCCGGGATCACGGTCGCTCTCAGATTTACTTGGAGCACCTCTATCTGGAGATAGAGCGCCAAGCTGCTCTATACAGCCGTAGTCGCCTAGTCGACCAATTGCACTTCGGGGGTGGGACCCCTACGTTCTTCAGCGATGAGGAGCTATGCCAACTCTTTGAGGTCATGGGGCGGCATTTCAGCCTGCGAACTGACGCCGATCGAGAGTATTCGATCGAACTGGACCCAAGAACGGTGACGGCCGAGCGCTTAGATCGACTGCAGTCCTTGGGGTTTAATCGGTTCAGCATGGGCATCCAGGATTTCGATCCGTCTGTCCAAGCCGCCGTTAACCGAATCCAATCAGAGGCGGACACGCTTGGATTGATACAGCATGCTCGGTCCATCGGCATTGATAGCATCAGTGTCGATCTCATTTATGGGTTGCCTCGTCAGACGAGACACAGTTTCGCGCAGACGCTCGAAAAGATCGTGGCCGCTCGTCCCGACCGTATTGCTGCATACAGCTACGCTCATCTGCCGCACCTTTTTAAAGCACAGCGTCAAATAAAAGTGGTTGATTTGGTGACGCCCAGTGAGAAATTGGGGCTCTTGGGGTTAACCGTAGAAACGCTCTCCGCCGCGGGCTATGTCTATATCGGTATGGATCATTTCGCGCTCCCGACGGACGAATTGGTGGAAGCGCAGCGCGCGGGAACACTACAGCGAAACTTTCAAGGTTATTCAACTCGAGCGGAGTGCGATCTCATCGCCTTGGGTGTCAGCTCCATCTCTAAGGTCGGTGACACGTATGCGCAAAATGCCAAGACGCTGCCCGAATACTATCGTCGCATCGAAGCGGGCGGCTTGGCCGTGCAACGCGGTGTCGCGCTTGAACCGGATGACCGACTACGTCGTGACGTCATACAAGCGCTGATGTGCGCGACTCGTCTGGATTTTTCGAGCATTGAGGCGAAACACCGCATCGATTTTGAACGTTATTTTGCCGCCGAGCTCGAAGCCATAAAGCCTCTGGAGGCCGACGGTCTGGTCGAAATACAGGGGCGCAGTGTGCGGATTACGCCACGCGGCCGACTGTTGATGCGCAATGTCGCCATGGTGTTTGATGCGCACCTGAACAAGCCATCCGCCTTCCACTCGCTGCCTCGATACTCCCGAGTGGTTTAGGTTGCCTCGCGGACAACGATGACGGTGCCTTCCGGCGCTCGAAGGCAAATCTGATGCTGAAGCGGTCGGTCCGCCGTCAATTCACGGCGGATGAGAAAGCCTCGCCGCGTGAGCGACTCGGCAACCGAGGCTATATTCTCCGCCGTAAAGACCAAGAGGTGATGGCTGATCGGGCTCGTTGCCAGCAGCGATAAGCTGATACTGTCATTCGCCACGACAATTCGCCGCTGCAAAGCATCCCCTAGGTCGAAGGCAACAAAACCCAATGCCTCCCACGTCAGTGCGCTGATGTCGATGCTCGCACCCACAATTTCGATTTCCTCAAACCAACCGAGCAGCGACGGCTGATCGGTCACTGGTGAATGTGTGCGCGCTTCGGTCACCATCACCGAGATTTCACCGGGCAGCTGACACTCGAGGTGATTGAATTGGTGGTCGCCGAGCGCCACGTGCTCCGGGACAACACCGATGGCGGTCAGCGTCGGGACGAGGTCCGCCAGATTCGGTCGCGTGAAAACCAATGTCGGCGAATGGCCCAAGGATGTGCATAACCGCAACGTCAAACGACCGTCGCTCAAGGCAATCGTCCCTTCGCGAGTTTCGCCGGTGTCAGGGGCAACCGCAAACCCCAATCGGGTATAGAAATCTAAAGATTCTAATGGGTTAGGTGAAGCTACGGCATATTCTAGAAAGCGCCCAAGCATGGCCATCCGCCTAGGAAGTGACTCGATGGGGTGGTAGGCGCCAATGGGGTGGGGTCGCATACCAGACGCCTGCCGCGATCAGCGCGCCGGCGGCAATAAACGTCGTCACAGCAACGGGCGATGACGTACTCGCGCTCGACATGCCTTGGACGGCGAGGGCTCCAATAATTTGTTGACCGAATCCGAGCAAGCCCGATGCTGCGCCGGCATTGGCGGGCGAGCGTGCCACCGCCGCCGCCGTCAAGTTAGGCAGCGTCAGCCCTTGGGCAAAGCCGATCATGCACCACGGTAAAAAGATGAAAGCAGGGTGCCAAAAGCCGAGCCACGCTAATCCGGCTCCCGCGAGCGCGCCGACGGCTTGCAGTCGAACTCCGTCGGTGATCAGCCGCTCGAGCCCTCGACGGTAGGAGTAGCGCGTCGTGTACCAGTTGCCGCAAAAATAGCTAAAGGAAATCAAAACGTACCACGATCCGTACTCCGCACTGGTACGGCCGAGCGTTCGAAAGATATACGGAACGAGGGATACGAACACAAAAAAGACGGCGTACAGAACGCCGGTTTGCAACGCATACCCCAAGAACGCTCGATCTCGAACGAGGTTTGCCGACGCGCCCAGAACGCTTACGCGGCTCCCCAAGGCGCTGGGTGCGCGGGTTTCGGGCAGCCAGCGCCACGCAGCCACGCCCACGGACAGTGCCAGCCCGAGTTGTATTTCGAAGACGATGCGCCAACCCATGAGATCGCCCAGCATGCCGCCCAATGCGGGTGACAACGCATTGGCAACCGACATCACCATCGTGATGGTGGCAAGGCGTAGCGCCATATGCTCTCGTTCGTAGAGGTCACCCAAAACGGCGCGCGCAACCGTCACGCCGGCCGAGGTGCCGAGCGCGGAAATCACACGGCCTACGGTCAACATGCCGATGGATGTCGCGCAAAGCGCGGTGATCACGCCCAAGAGGTACACGCACAAACCGGTCAGGATGACCGGTCGCCGTCCAAAGCGATCCGAGAGAGGGCCGTAGGCATACAGACCGATCGCGTAAGCCACCAACGCGGCGGTTACCGTAGCACTCGCCGCCGCTACGCTGACGTGAAAAGCTGCCCGTGCCAGTGGTAGCACGGGCATGTAGATGCCTAACGAAATGGGTCCCGACGCTGTGACTGCCGCGAGCAGTATGGTGAGGCTGCGCTCCGACAGTCGCGTCTTCAAGGCATTAGACCGCCGACACAGAGGTACTTCAGTTCGGTGTAGTCAAGGATGCCGTGCTTGGACCCTTCGCGGCCGATGCCCGATTCCTTCCATCCGCCGAACGGAGCTTCTTCGGTCGAAATGATGCCCGTATTGAGACCCACAATGCCGTATTCCAAGGCTTCGCCCACGCGCCAAGAACGCGCGATATCGCGCGTATAGAAGTAAGCCGCCAGACCGAATTCCGTGTCGTTGGCCATCCGTATGGCATCCGCCTCCGTTTCGAACCGGAATACCGGCGCAACCGGTCCGAAGGTTTCTTCGCGGGCCACTTTCATGGACGTTGTCACATGGGTCAGCACCGTGGGCTCGAAAAAGGTTCCGCCTAAGGCATGGCGCCGTCCGCCCAACGCCACTTGAGCGCCCTTGGAGACGGCGTCGGCGATGTGATCCTCGACTTTGGCAACGGCTTTCTCATTGATTAACGGACCTTGCTCGGTTGGTCCCTCAAGCCCAGCACCCACTCGCAACTTACGGGTAGCCTCGACCAATTTCGCGACGAATGCGTCGTAGACGCCTGCTTGGACCAGTAATCGGTTCGCACAAACGCATGTCTGTCCGGTATTCCGGTACTTCGAGGCCATCGCGCCGACCACGGCGGCATCCAGATCCGCATCGTCAAACACGATGAAGGGAGCGTTGCCACCCAACTCGAGGGATACCTTTTTAACCGTATCGGCGCACTGCTTCATGAGCAACTTGCCGACGGCGGTGGAACCCGTGAAGGTGATTTTGGCGACTTTCGGGTTAGACGTGAGTTCACCGCCAATCGCCTGCGGACTTCCCGTCAACACATTGAATACGCCTGCGGGGATACCGGCTTGTTCGGCGAGTTCCGCCTGCGCAAACGCCGATAGCGGGGTCGACTCGGCGGGCTTGATGACGATAGTGCAGCCGGCAGCGAGGGCGGCGCCGGCCTTGCGAGTGATCATCGCCGCCGGGAAATTCCACGGGGTGATGGCGCCCACAACGCCAACCGGCTGACGTAATGCGAGCAGTCGCTTGTCCGACGCGGGTGAGGGGATGACTTCGCCGTAGACTCGGCGGCCTTCTTCGGCAAACCACTCGTAAAACGAGGCGGCATAGCCGACTTCACCCTTAGCCTCCGCCAGGGGCTTGCCCTGTTCCGCCGTCATGAGGCGACCAAGATCCTCAGCGTTGGCGGTCATTAAATCGGCAAAGCGGCGCAGAATTTTGCCGCGCTCTTTGGCGGACTTGGCCGCCCAGGCGGGTAGTGCTTTTTTGGCGGCATCGATGGCTCGACGCGTCTCCTCAACGCCGCAATCCGGGACCTCGGCCAGCACTTCGCCGGATGCTGGATTCGTGACGGCCAGAGTGCGGCCGTCGTCTGCGCTGATCCATTGGCCATCGACGTAGCATCGGTTGCGCAGCAGGGTAGGGTCGTTGAGGATCAAGGTCATGATGATTCGTCCCGTGACAGGAGTGGATAAGACGCGTCAGCCCAGATGGCGGCGCAGAAAATCGATGGATCGATCAAACGCAGCCGCCGCGCTGACGGGCTCGAAGGATGCGCGATCGGAATTGTTGAAAGCATGCCCCGCGGGGTACAGGTGAACCTCGGCGTGCGGCAGGGCAGTTCGTACGGCAGCGACGTCGCTTGGGGGAATGGCCGGGTCGGACTCCCCGAAGTGGAACATCATCGGACAGGTCGGATGTTCGTTTAGGCAGGCGGGCAGACCGCCGCCGTAGTACGCGACAGCGGCCTTGAGCGGTAAACGGCACGCAGCGATGTAGCTCATGCGGCCGCCCCAGCAGTAGCCGATGACCGCGACGTGCTCTGGGTCCTGAGCGCTGAGGCGCGCCGCTTCGAGATCGGCCACCGTGGCGGTGACGTCAATGGAGCGTGCGTGAGCCAATCCGGTCGGCACGTCCGTGTAGGGGACGATCAGGTCCTGAGCGACGCGGTCGAAGACTTGCGGCGCGAGCGCCTCATAGCCGGCGCGAGCGTAAGCATCGGCCACCGCGCGTATGTGCGGGGTGACCCCGAAAATCTCCTGTATAATCAGTATAGTACCTCTCGGCGCGTCCATCGGACTTGCGCGATAGATACGCAGTTGATGCCCATCCGCAGCAGTCGCAGAGAGATAGCGGGTGTCGATACGGACCATCTGGCGATTCTCTTACGTGACTTTCGTATTCTGCGGGAGCGCTACGGCCCCCGCCACCGAAGAAACGACCCGCCCATGCCGGGAAACGCGCAAAGCCAAGAGCCCGGTGGGTGGCATAATCGGAGGGACTTCCGCTCCGAGGATTCATCATGAGTTCCGTCACGTCTACGCGCGAGGGCGCAATTGCAGTCATCCGGTTCGGCGAACCCCCCGTCAATAGTCTGGGTCGCGCGACGCGATCCGATGTCGCCCGAGAGTTGGCTGCGGCGATGGCCGATCCGTCGGTCGATGGCATCGTGCTGGCAGGCAACAACGGCTTATTTTCTGCCGGGGCTGACATACGGGAATTTGGCACGCCGGCCATGTTGGCGTCGCCTAACCTGGCGGATCTCATTGTGCGGGTGGAATCGAGCCCTAAGCCCGTCGTCGCCGCGATCGAGGGGACGTGTTTAGGGGGCGGCCTTGAGCTGTCGCTCGGCTGTCATTACCGCGTCGCATCAAGTAGCGCGAAGCTGGGCCTTCCGGAGGTCAAAATCGGTCTGTTACCGGGCGCCGGTGGCACCCAACGCTTGCCGCGCCTGATCGGAGTTGAAAACGCACTCAATGTCATCCTGGGCGGTGAACCGGTGCCGGCAAAATTATTCGCGGGCAGCCCGCTGCTCGCGGCGCTGATTGACGGGGATCCTGTACCCGCTGCCGTGTCATTGGCTGCGGAACGCGGCGCGTTGCATGGCCAAGGTAAGCCGTTGCCGAAAGCGCGAGACCGCTCTGCAGCGGGCCCGCACGTCGAGCCTCTCCTCCTTTTTGCGCGCAACATGGTGCGTGCAGCGTATCCCGCCTATCCAGCGCCGCTGAAGTGCATCGATGCGATTGAGGCGGCCGCCAGCAAGTCCTTTGACGAGGGGCTCGCCACGGAGCGCGCACTCTTCGTCGAATTGATGTTCACGCCGGTGTCGAAAGCGCTGCGGCACGCCTTTTTTGCCGAACGCGCCACCTCGAAAATCGCGGATGTGCCGGATTCCACGCCACTGCGGGATGTCCGCACGGCTGCCGTGATTGGGGCCGGGACGATGGGCTCTGGGATCGCACTCACGTTCCTCTCCGCCGGCATACCGGTTCGTCTCTTGGAAACAGGCGCCGAAGCACTCAGTCGCGGGGTGGCGCGTATCCGCGAAGTGATTGAAGGCCAGGTCAAGAAAGGCCGATTGACCCCGGAGGCCGCCGAGGCGCGTGGAGCGTTGCTACGCCCTACGCTGGATTACGCCGATCTGGCGGATGCCGACCTCATCATTGAGGCGGTTTACGAGGACATGGATGTCAAACGCCAGGTCTTCACGACATTGGATCGGGTGGCAAAGCCCGGCGCGATATTGGCCACGAATACCTCCACGCTGGACGTCAACGCGATCGCCGCGGTCACGTCCCGGCCGGCAGATGTGGTCGGAATGCATTTCTTCAGTCCCGCTAACATTATGAAATTGCTGGAAGTAGTGCGGGGGCGAGCAACGGCTAACGATGTGCTCGCTACCACCATGAAATTGGCAAAAACGCTGCGCAAGACCGCGGTGGTCTCGGGCGTCTGCGACGGCTTCATCGGCAATCGCATGATTGAACAGTACATCCGTCAAGCTCTGTTCATGGTCGATGAAGGCGCGAGTCCTGCTCAGATCGACAGTGCGATCGAAGCATTCGGCTTTGCCATGGGTCCGTTCCGGATGAGCGATCTGGCCGGCAATGATATTGGCTGGCATATCCGCAAGCGGCGCGCCATTGAGCGACCCGACGTGCGTTATTCAGGCATCGCAGACCGTCTGTGTGAATTGGGACGCTTCGGCCAGAAGACGGGTGCTGGTTGGTACGACTACCGAAAAGGTGATCGCAACGCGTATCCCTCGCCGGTCGTCGAGGGCATGCTCGCTGAGCATCGGTCCACTCTGGGGCTGCCCTCCCGCGACATCACCCCGCGCGAAATTGTCGATCGTTTGGTGTATGCCCTCGTGAACGAAGGCGCTCAGATTCTTGATGAAGGGATTGCCCAGAGAGCGTCCGACATCGATATGGTGTACCTGACCGGTTATGGCTTCCCCGTCTACCGCGGTGGTCCTATGTGCTATGCCGAGGAAGTGGGTCTCTATGCGGTGGTGCTGCGCATGCAGGAATTTGCACGCAATTCCTATGGAGACCCCGCTTTCTGGACGCCAGCGCCATTGCTGGCGCGTCTTGCCGCTGCCAGCGGCACCTTTAATTCTGCCGGAGTCCGCTCATGAGCCGTGAAGTCGTGATCGTATCGACCGCCCGCACCCCATTAGCGAAATCGTTTCGAGGGTCGTTCAATCTGACGCACGGCGCTACGCTGGGTGGTCACGTCGTCCGCGCTGCACTTGAACGTGCGAGGGTTGATGCGGGCGATGTCGAAGATGTGATTATGGGGTGTGCGCTACCGGAAGGTGCTACCGGCGGCAATATTGCTCGGCAGATTGCGCTGCGTGCCGGCTGCCCAGACTCTGTCTCTGGCATGACGGTGAATCGGTTCTGCTCGTCGGGCCTCCAAGCCATCGCCCTCGGCGCCCAGCGCATCATCGCGGGTGAGGGCGATATTTATGTCGCCGGTGGCGTGGAGTCGATTTCCATTGTGCAATCGAGTGCCAACCGGAATTTTACGGAAGAGACGTGGCTGAAAGATCAATCGCCAGGCATTTACTGGAGCATGCTCGATACCGCCGAAGAAGTGGCTCGTCGTTACGGCATCACCCGTGCGGACATGGACGCGTACGGCGCGCGCAGTCAACAACGTGCCTGTGCCGCCAAAGCGGCAGGTTACTTCAACGACGAAATTGCGCCGATTACGGTCACGATGGCGAACCTCGATAAAGCCACCGGACGTCTTTCGACCCGTACGGTTACCGTTGAGCACGATGAAGGGTTGCGTGAGGGCACGACGGTGGATGGTGTGGCCGGCATACGCTCGGCATTGCCAGGCGGCGTCATTGCGGCCGGCAATGCAAGTCAATTTTCGGACGGCGCCGGTGCCGTGGTCCTGATGGCCGCGGACGAGGCGAAGCGGCGTGGATTATCGCCGTTAGGGTATTTCCGCGGCTTTGCCGTGGCGGGTTGCGATCCTAAGGAAATGGGGATTGGGCCGGTCTACGCGGTGCCCAAACTCTTAGCCCGTGCCGGCCTGACAGTCGCCGACATTGATCTATGGGAATTGAACGAGGCGTTTGCGGTTCAGGTGCTTTATTGCCGCGATCGCTTGGGGATACCCGATGACCGCCTCAATGTCGACGGCGGGGCGATTGCGGTGGGCCATCCCTATGGGATGAGCGGCCAGCGCATGACGGGTCACGCCCTGCTGGCGGGCAAGCGACTGGGGGCGCGTCACGTTGTCGCGACCATGTGTATTGGTGGCGGTATGGGCGCCGCGGGATTGTTTGAAATCTGCTGATCGGGGGGGGCGTCCGTACTGGGGTCGAAACGCGACGGCTATCCTGAAAGGCGCTCGGGGTGGCCCGTCCCGACGGGGCGATCAAGGGTAGAGACGTCTTCAAACGCCTGACTTGTTTGATCAAGTACACTGTGCAGATCCATTAGGAGTGCTGCGTGTCCGAAGCCCGCATTGATCACCGTTACGACCGACAGTTGTCGGCTTTGGTCAACGCTCGCGTGAGCGGGGTCCTTACGGGTGGCTTGAAAGGCGTAGAGAAAGAATCCCTGCGCGTCGCGACCGACGGTCGAATCGCTCGAACACCGCACCCGAGGGTGTTGGGTTCGGCGATGACGCACGAGCACATCACAACGGATTACTCAGAGGCACTCATCGAGTTGGTGACACCGACTTTCACGGAAAGTTGGGAGTTGTTGCAGTACCTGACCGATCTGCATCAATTTGTATACGAGCGCTTAGGGGATGAGCTGCTTTGGGCCACGAGCATGCCCTGCCGCCTTCAGGGCGATGCGAGCATTCCGATTGCTGAGTTTGGTCACTCCAATGTGGGCCGAATGAAGCACATCTATCGCCGCGGCCTCGGCATGCGGTACGGCCGCATCATGCAGGCGATTTCGGGCGTGCATTTCAATTACTCCTTCCCGGAGCAATTTTGGGATGTCTGGGCTGCGATCGCTGGCCGATCGGGCGGGCCGAATGCCGCTTTTATTTCAGAAAGCTACTTCTCGCTCTTGCGCAATTACCGCCGTCACGGCTGGATTGTCCCTTATCTTTTCGGTGCCTCTCCCGCGGTCTGCCGATCCTTCGTGGACGGTCGTACCGATCATGGATTAGACGAGTTTGGCCACGGAACTCTCTATTCCCCGTATGCCACTTCGCTGCGCATGAGTGACCTCGGTTACCGCAACAAGAGTCAGTCAGGCGTTTCGATTTCCGTCAATTCCCTGGACGAATATGTTCGGGACCTGACCGCTGCGATTTCCTCGCCGCATCCTGCGTATAAGGCGCTCGGTGTCGAGGTGGATGGTGAGTGGCGACAACTTAACCCGAACCGACTGCAGATCGAAAATGAGTACTACGCATTTATTCGACCGAAGCGTGTGGCGCGTTCCGGCGAACGGCCGACGAAGGCACTCCGGCGCGCCGGCGTGCAGTATGTCGAAATGCGCTCATTGGATGTCAGCGTCTTGGATCCGGTGGGCGTCAACCAAAACAAGCTAAAGTTCCTCGAGGCATTCGCGGCATTTTGCGTTGTCGCGCCGAGCCCGCCCTTCTCGCCATCCGAGCAAGACGCGCTGGATGCCAACCACGCAACCGTCGCTCGCCGGGGCCGAGAGCCCGGCCTCGAACTTCAACTCGATGGACGACGTCGCTCACTCACGGCTTGGGGCGCCGAAATACTGGATGCGATGGAAGGCGTCTGCGAACTCTTGGACGGCGCCGATGCGCACCGCCCGTACACGACTGCTCTGCAGAACGCGCGCGCAAAAATCGCCGATACCGAGGCAACCCCTTCGGCCCGCATACTGCGCGAAATGCGGCAGCGCGGCGAATCGTTCTACGACTTCGCCTTTCGAACCAGTGCAGGCTACCGAGACTATTTTCGCGACCTTGCACCGTTGGCGGCTGCGCGGGAAGACGCGTTTTCGGCCGAAGCGGACCAATCGTGGCGCGAGCATGAGGCGATCGAGTCCGCCGCGCAGGCGCCGTTCCGCGAATACCTCGCCGACTACTTTGCGGACTAGGGTGTTCCGTCTCGCACAAATCCACTGACGTGGTCCCCAATTCCCGGTTTCGTGCACCGCGCCTCAGTTTTCACCCCCCTGACACGGTTTACTACGCCTGACGTACGGCTCCGACGGGGCCGAGCGGCTAGGGTACGACCGCGTGAACTCCGAAGAAACTCAAAAACTGATCATCGACGAATCGTCGATCGCCCGACAGCTCAAAAAGGGCTTCGAGAAACTGCGCTTCGACGAAGCGGGTGTTGAGACTCAGTTCCGCCGTGAGTTTGTTCGGGATCGCCTGAAGCGCATACGCGAAAATCTGTTCTTGGCTCTCAGTGTTCTGGTCGCGTTCGCATTGGCCGATTCACTGGTGGTCGGCGAGTTTTCCCGGACCGGTCTTTATCTGCTGCAGTTCGGTGGGCTGGTTCCCGTATTGGGGATCCTGATCGCGTTGACCTACCACCGCCGCCCACATCAAATGTATCCGCGCTGGGCCCCGTGGTTAGCGACATTGCTAGGCGTTGGGATGATTCTCGTTGATATTCGGGCGGCTCTGGACGGCGTTGATGCCCTATTTTCCGGCGTGGTGGTCTACGCTGTCTTCTCGAGCTTCTTGCTCGGTCTTTTGTTCTACGAATCTCTCGCCGTCGGTGCTGCGGTCTGGTCGCTGTATCTCGCTGCGGCGCTCGCCTCGGGTCTCCCAGAGTCCGCGGTTCTGTACAACGCAATCGTACTGCTCGTCGTATTCGTCATCTCGGCGACGGTGAACTACTCGATCGAAGAGGGGATCCGTCACCACTTCCTGGAGCGGCACCAATTACGGGAAATGTCCGCTACCGTTGTGCGCGATGGGTTGACGGGACTCTACAATCGCAAGGCGTTCGACGAGCACCTCAATCGGCATTGGTCGATGGCTCAACGTGAAGGGGTCACCCTGGCGATGATCCTGATCGATATCGACTATTTCAAACGGTATAACGATGAGCACGGTCATCGTGGCGGCGACGACTGCCTGCGCAAAGTAGCCCATGCGCTCGCACGAACCGCCCGACGGCCCTTCGATTTTGCAGCCCGCTACGGCGGCGAAGAGTTCGCCATTATTCTTTACGATACAACGAAGGAATATTTGGACGAACTTTCTCAGAGCATTCATCAGGGCGTGTCCGAGCTGTCCATCCGGCACGGCGCCTCTGAGGTATCTGATCGGGTGACCGTGTCCGTGGGCATCGCATTTGTGGTGCCTCAGATGGAGCGTTCGGCGGGTGGTATCGTCCAAGCAGCGGACCAAGCGCTGTATCAAGCAAAGATAAAGGGCAGAAACCAGACCTCGTTCGATAACGAGACGTCGTACGCCGCTATGAAAACCGGGTACTTCCAAAAGCCCTCGAAAGCCGCCTAAAGACGCACCGTCTTGGTGCGTAGAGCGTGTTTGCGCCTCCCTTTGGGGCGCCGATCCGTGCATTTCACGCGAACACGACAAAATTATTGCAGCGCAGGATAAGGGGATTATTATTTCTTTCCCCTTATTTATTGCTTCGCTGGGCCTGCGCCCCACTGGACTGCCGATGCCTTCCCCGAACCCGCCGCGGAGCCGTATCCAAAAGATTTTGATCGCAAACCGCGGCGAAATTGCGATCCGCGTGATGCGCGCGGCCAACGAATTAGGTATTCGCACCGTCGCGATACATTCGCGCGAAGATCGATTTTCCTTGCATCGGACCAAGGCGGACGAAAGTTATCTCGTCGGCGATGGCAAAGGCCCTGTCGATGCGTATCTGGATATCCCCGATATCATCCGCATTGCCCGCGATGCGCAGGTCGATGCTATTCATCCGGGATACGGCTTTCTCTCTGAGAATCCCGAATTTGCCGACGCGTGCGCGGTCGCCGGCATTACGTTCATCGGTCCTTTGCCAGAGACCATGCGGACATTGGGCAACAAAGTTGCGGCCCGCCAGCTCGCGATTCAGGCAGGGGTTCCGGTGATGCCGGCAACAGGCCCATTGCCTACAGATCCGACGGAAGTTGAACGACTCGCTCTTGAAGTGGGCTATCCGTTGATGCTGAAGGCCAGTTGGGGCGGTGGTGGTCGCGGCATGCGCATCATCGAAGATGCGTCGGAACTCCATGATCTTGTCGCTACGGCGCGGCGAGAAGCCAAAGCCGCATTCGGCAATGACGAGGTATACCTCGAAAAACTCGTACGCCGGGCGCGCCATGTGGAAGTTCAGATTCTCGGAGACGCCCACGGCAATCTGGTGCACCTCTGGGAGCGCGACTGTACGGTCCAACGCCGCAACCAAAAAGTAGTAGAACGCGCGCCGACGGTGTTTCTCGATCTTGAGGCACGGCGGGCGCTCTGCGAGCTCGGCCTGCAAATCGGTCGCGCGGTAAATTACCGCAATGCCGGTACGGTGGAATTCCTTCAAGACGCGGATACCGGGAATTTCTATTTCATAGAGGTCAATCCGCGCATCCAAGTCGAACATACGGTGACCGAGGTTGTTACCGGTATCGACATTGTCAAAGCGCAAATTCGAGTGGCTGAGGGCGCCGTCATTGGAACGCCGGAGTCCGGCGTTCCAGTGCAGGACGACATTCGCGTCACGGGTCATGCCATGCAGTGCCGGATCACAACGGAAGATCCGGAAAATAACTTCATTCCAGACTTCGGTCGTATAACCGCTTATCGAAGCCCCGCAGGATTCGGCATTCGACTCGACGCAGGCACGGCGTACTCCGGTGCATTTATCGGTCGCTTCTACGACTCGCTGCTCGTGAAAGTCACTGCGTGGGCGCCGACGGCCGAGGAAACGGTCCGACGCATGCATCGCGCGTTGTGGGAGTTTCGCATTCGCGGTGTGACCACCAACCTCCGCTTCCTGGACCAGGTCATTAATCACCCTTCGTTTGCCGACGGCAGTTACACGACGAAGTTTATTGATCAGACCCCCGAGCTTTTTCGTACACCGAAGCGACGCGACCGAGCCACACGGCTGCTGAATTTTGTCGGCGATGTGATCGTCAACGGCAATCCGGAGGTTAAGAACCGACCGAGGCCAACCCGTCTCGCGGCACCTCGGGTGCCGAAGATGCAATTGACACCCCCGCCCGCTGGCACGAAGCAAATACTCGATACCCACGGTCCAAAGGGCCTTGCCGACTGGATGCTTGCGTCGGACCGTGTGCTCATTACAGACACGACGATGCGGGACGCTCACCAGAGCCTCCTCGCAACCCGCGTTCGAACACACGATTTGGTCGCGATTGCGCCGTACTACGCGAGCCTATTGCCGGAGTTGTACTCGGTCGAGTGCTGGGGCGGAGCCACGTTTGACGTCGCTATGCGCTTTCTCAAGGAGGATCCGTGGGAGCGATTGGCGCAATTGCGCCAAGCCATGCCGAATCTTCTGCTGCAGATGCTGTTACGTTCGGCCAACGCCGTTGGCTATACGAATTATCCAGACAACGTGGTCCGTTATTTCGTTGAACGTGCCGCTGCGGGTGGCGTCGACGTTTTTAGGATCTTTGATTCATTGAATTGGATCGACAACATGCGCGTCGCGATCGATGCGGTCGGCGCCACGGGCAAGGTGATCGAGGCATCGATCTGCTATACCGGCAACCTCTCTGACCCAAGCGAGACGAAGTACAACCTGCGTTACTACGTGAATCTCGCGAAGCAACTGGAAAAAGCCGGCGCGCATGTACTCGGCATCAAGGATATGGCTGGGTTGTGTCGTCCCGATGCGGCCCGCACCCTGGTACGCGCTCTCAAAGAGGAAGTGGCGATTCCGATCCATTTCCATACGCACGACACGAGCGGCATCTCGGCGGCGAGCGTGCTCGCTGCGATTGACGCCGGTTGTGATGCGGTCGATGCTGCGATCGATTCCATGAGCGGGCTCACGTCTCAACCCAACCTTGGCTCCATTGCTGCGGCGCTGCGGCACACCCCACGCGATCCCGGTTTGAACCCCGATCATTTGCGCCTCGCCTCATCGTACTGGGAGCAAGTCCGCCACTGTTACGGTGCGTTTGAGTCTGACATTCGATCGGGCGCCAGTGAGGTCTATTTGCATGGCATGCCGGGTGGTCAGTACACGAATCTTCGCGAACAGGCCCGTTCATTGGGTATCGATGATCACCGATGGCCGGAAGTGGCGGCCGCCTATGCTGACGTTAACGACATGTTTGGAGACATCGTCAAAGTGACGCCAAGCTCCAAGGTGGTTGGCGATATGGCCATCATGATGGTGACGTCGGGTCTCACGCGCGATCAGGTTGAAGATCCGGATTATGAGGTCGCGTTTCCTGAATCCGTCGTTCAGTTTTTCCATGGGGACATCGGTCAGCCTGTAGGCGGCTTTCCGCCGGAACTGCAGCGCAAGGTACTCAAGGGGCGCGAACCGCTGCGCGTTCGGCCGGGCGACGTGCTGCCCCCTGCCGATCTAGCGGCGTTGCGGGCGGCCGCGGAAAACAAGGTTAACCGCTCCATCAACGACGATGAATTTGCGTCCTATTTGATGTACCCGAAAGTATTCATCGACTATGCGAAGGAGCGGTCGCAATTTAGTGACGTGTCGGTGTTGCCAACGCCGACGTTTTTCTACGGCGTCTCCCCGGGCGAAGAGTTCGACATTCAAATTGAACGGGGAAAGACACTATTTGTGCGGTTCGTTGCAACCAGCAACGTACACGAGGATGGCACGCGCACGGTGTTCTACGAGCTGAACGGCCAGCCTCGGTCAGTTCGTGTGATTGATCGAAGTCAGGTGGCTCAAAAGGCGCCGACCCGCAAAATGGACAGCGCTGATCCGAATCACGTGGGTGCACCGATGCCCGGCAATGTGGTGACGGTGTCGGTTAAGCCCGGTCAAAAAGTATACGCAGGCGACACATTACTGACCTTGGAAGCCATGAAGATGGAAGCTGCGGTACGAGCAGAGCGAGAGGCGGAAATTGTCGAAGTCATCGTGCGACCGGGTCAACATGTCGACGCTAAAGATTTGTTGATCATTCTGAAGTAAGCATGCGGAGCCCTCGCGCGTGGGCTCCCTAGGCGTGGAGATTCGCTCGACAGAGGACGGGCCTGACTAAAAATCAGGCCCAATCTTCGTATACACTCCGGTTTTCGCGTCAGTGCCGGAGAGTTAACGTGTTCAAACCGTGCATCCGATCGGCAGCGCTCATCGCGCTTCTGCTGCCTCTGAGTGTCGCGACGTCGGCGACCGCGTCCCGGCCGGCGTCGCCCAGTGAATATCAGCAATACGCTCGTTCGACGTTCGCGGACTTGGTTTCCATTGATACGACGCACGCGAAAGGTTCCGCTCGAGCCGTAGAAGCGTTAGTCGCGCGGTTTCGGGCTGCGGGATTTGCAGATTCCGATATCTGGGTGGGCGGTCCGGCGGCCGATAAGATGAATATAGTCGTACGCCTTCACGGTCGTGGGACGCGGCAGCCCGTGTTGTTTAATGCGCATCTTGACGTCGTTGAGGCCGTTCGGGAGACATGGTCTGTCGAGCCGTTCCAACTGACGGAGAGGGATGGTTGGTTCTACGGCCGCGGTTCGATCGACGTCAAGAATGAAGTTGCGATCATCACGACCAATTTGATCCGGCTGAAACAAGAGGGTTACGTGCCGGACGGCGACATCATCGCGTTCTTCAATACCGATGAGGAGGCCGGAGGCGATGCGAACGGCGTCGAATGGATGGTTGCCGAACACCGCGACGTCATCAACGCGGGCCTCGTCATCAACGACGACGCCGGCAAGATGCTTTCGCTCAACGGAAAGCCACTGTGGAATACGATTCAGACCTCCGAAAAAGCCTATGCCACCTACGAATTGGTGGCGACAGGGTCGGGTGGTCACAGCTCGCTGCCGCGGCGAGACAACGCCATCGGGCGTCTCGCGCGTGCGTTGACGAAGCTGGACGCTTATCAGTTTCCCGTCCGGCTCGGCGAGACCAGCCGAGGTTATCTGGAGGCGATGCAGTCACGCGCAACCTCGCTGGAGTCAGCTGCGATTACCCGGCTGCTGAAAAATCCAGCCGATGCCGCGGCCATGGAAGCGCTGCGCGACAATCCGGTCATCAATGCGCAACTGCACACCACCTGTCCTGCCACCTTGGTGTCCGGCGGTCAGAGCGAGAGCGCGCTCCCTATGACAGCGGTCGCGACTCTGCAATGTCGACTCTTGCCGGATGAGAAGCCCGAGGTCATGCTCGCCACGTTACGCCGTGTCATTGACGATCCTTTGATCACGGTGAAGGCAACGTGGGGCCCCCTCTCCAGCCCAGCAGAATCTTTAGATCCCGCCGTGACCGCGATCGTGGAACGGTTGACCCAGGAGTTTTGGCCAACGGCAGGTGTGGTGCCGTTCATGTCTCAAGGAGCTTCGGATAACGTCTATTTTCGACGCGGTGGATTCCGCACGTTCGGGATCTCTGGCACGATGTTTGATGAAGCGGACATGCGCCAACACGGTCGCGACGAACGAGTCGGCGTCGCTGCCTTTTACGATTCGCTGGAATTCAATTATCGGCTCATGCGCGCTCTGTCGAGCGCGCGCTGAGACGTGGCCGAATGCTCAGCCTTTGACGTACTCGCCCGGAGCATCCCCAAGGACGGGATAACCCGATGCGTCTGCACCCAGGGTTGGCAATGACGCCGGTCCAGACGAGTGCGCGGCGAGCCAGGCCTGCCACACCGGCCACCAACTGCCCGGCTGAGGCGCCACCTGGGCGAGCCATGCGTCCGCAGAGAGGGGCGCATCGTTGGCCGTCGTCGTGCGTACGCGATGCTTGCGCTTGGGATGGACCGGGCCGCTGACGATGCCGGCGTTGTGGCCACCGCTCGTGAGCAAGAACGTATAGTCCGTCGAGCGCGCCAGGGCACCCACTTTGTAAACGCTCTTCCATGGCGCAACGTGATCGGTCTCGGTGCCGACAACGAACATCGGTACTGTGATGTCGCTCAGATTGACCGCCGCGCCGTGCACGGGGAATCGACCGTTGGAGAGTTCGTTGTCCAAATACAGTCGATAAAGATATTCGGTATGCATGCGGTACGGCATTCGAGTCCCGTCAGCGTTCCATGCCATCAGGTCGATCATAGGATCGCGCACGCCTTTGACGTAACTCTGCAGCATGGGCTGCCAGATGAGGTCGCGAGGGCGCAGCATTTGGAAGGCGCCGCCCATTTGCTTCGAGTCCAGAATGCCTTCCTCGTGCATCTGGGCTTTCAACATGGCCAATTGGCTGGGATTGATAAAGAGCGATAACTCGCCGGGCTCCGAAAAGTCGGTTTGGGCTGCAAACAACGTGACGCTGGCCAAGCGGTCGTCCTGGCTGCGTGCCAGCGTCGCGGCGGCAATAGAGAGCAAGGTTCCGCCGATGCAGTACCCGGCAGCGTGCACCTTTTGTCCCGGCACTATCGTCGTGACTGCGTCCAGAGCGGCCAATGGACCGAGATCCAGGTAGTCGTCCATTCCATAGTCGCGATCGCTAGGACCTGGGTTCTTCCACGAAATCATGAAAACCGTGTGGCCTTGCTCCACAAGGTATTTCACGAGCGAGTTCCGCGCCGATAAGTCCAGGATGTAGTACTTCATGATCCACGCCGGAACGATGAGGACGGGTTCTGCGTGGACGTCGTTCGTGGTCGGTGAGTACTGCAGCAACTCCATCAGATCGTTACGGTAAACGACCTTGCCTGGTGTGGCCGCCACGGCCTTGCCGACTTCGAAGTTCTCGACGCCGACCGGCCCTTTTTTCTCCGTTACGCGGGCAAGATCCTCGACGAGGTGTTGCAGGCCGCGCTTGAGGTTTTCGCCCCCCTCGCGCCGTGTCAGCTCCAGTAATTCCGGATTGGTGGCGAGGAAATTGGTCGGCGACAGGGCTTCGAGCCATTGGCGGACCGTGAACTCGACGAGGTCTGCGTTTTTTGCGTTGAGGCCATCGACGTCGTTGGGCAGCGCCTTTAACCACGCGGACGAATGCTGGAAGGCTCGCGCCCATACATTGAACGGATATTGCGACCAGGCGTCGTGACTAAACCGCGCGTCCGCGTCAGCGCCGGCCTGTTCGGTCGGCGATAACGCCTCGCCACGCGCCGCGCGCGCGCTGAACTCGACCAGTTCGGTGACCCGGCGAAGCCCGTCGGCGGCTAAAACACCTTGTTTGGCAGGCGACGCGGCCAATTGGATGGCCCAGTCTGCCCAAGCGGCGGAAAAGGCGGTGGTCGATAACCCTCCCGTCAATTTTCCGATCGCAGCGCGAAAGGCGTGATCAATGGCCTCAGCCGTTGGCGCGCGCGGTAGTCCGGGAATCGCCGGGATGACCGTGCTGCTCGTAGTCGATTCGGTCGTCGAATTCCGTTCGCTCATGGCCTGCTCCTAAACGCTGCACGACTAATATAAATTATATTTTGCAGTGCAGCAAAAGCGCGATTCAGCGTAACTGCGCATCGGCGAGCGGCACCGAGGGGTCTGCCAGTCGATCCACGTCAAAACACGCGCGGTCGGCAATCAGTTTTTTGGCGGCCATATAGTCTTTCGGGCGATTGACGCAATCCATGGCCAACAGTTCGGTGCCGCGCAAATAGCAACAACAAAACGATCGGTCGTTCGTTTCGCCTCGCACGAGGGCGCGGTCGTAGTCGAAATTCAGTCCGGTAATCAATAGTTTAAGATCGTACTGGTCTGACCAGAACCACGGGACGCGATCGTGTATTGTCCGGCCGCCCAACATGTTTTCGGCCGCGACTTTGGCCTGCTCGAACGCGTTATCCACCGACTCTAATCGGACCCGGCGCCCGTAGCGCAGGCTTGGGTGGTTCGCGCAGTCGCCTGCCGCAAACACGTTGGGGTCGCTGGTGCGAGTGTATTCGTCGATGGCGATGCCGTTCTCGCAGACAAGGCCAGCGGACGCGGCAAGTTCGATCTCCGGCACGACGCCCACCCCCACGATGACCACATCCGCCGGGAACGAAGGGCCATCGAGGGTGACAACCGCACCGACGCGATGGGGTGCTGTTGAAGAGGGCTCAAAAGCACTTAATAACGTGCGCGTGTGAATGCGGACGCCCGCGCGCTCGTGTTCTGCGGTGTAAAAAGCGGATACTTCGGGGGCGACAACCCGATTCATGACGCGATCGCTCATCTCGATCACATCGACGGACAGGCCCAGTGAACGGCAGGTCGCGGCCACTTCGAGGCCAATGTACCCCGCGCCGACGATGACGACGTGACGGGCGTTTGAAAGGTCCGCGCGAATCGCCTCAACATCTGCGCGAGAGCGCAAATAGTGAATGCCAGCCAAGTGGGTACCGGGCACCGTCAAGCGACGCGGCGTGCTACCAGTGGCCAACAGCAGTTTCCCGTACTCGAGCGCTGAGCCATCGGACAGGACGATTTTTCGCGACGCTAGATCGAGCTGGGTGGCCCTTACACCCAGTTTGAGATCGACGCGGTGAGTGTCGAAAAAACTGGCCTGCTTCAGCGTGAGTCGGTCGTCGGGTAGTTCGCCCGCGAGATACTTTTTCGACAGCGGTGGGCGCTGATACGGCAAATGAGGTTCATCGCCTATCAAGCTGATTGGGCCCGAATGCCCGAGTTTCCGCAGACTGTCGATCGCCTGCACCGACACCTGCCCAGCACCAACGATAGCCATCGTCTCGTTCGTCATTTTGATTCGCTCCACGGGAGCACCGACTCTACCACTCAGCCTCCTTGGCCGTCTGTCTGCACCATATTGGCGCGTTCCGCCGGCCAAGGGCGCTACCTTGGTGCGCGTTGGCGCGGGTGCCTTTTGTAAGTGACTGATTCATAGTGTTGTCACCGTCGGCACAGAAACTGCATTGCAAGGCATAGGTCAGCGTTTTTCGCTACAGTTAGACGGGCCACAGGAGCCTTCCTTTTATGAAACTCATCACTGCCATCATCAAGCCTTTCAAGCTCGACGACGTCCGCGCGGCGCTGTCTGAGATCGGCATCTCCGGCATGACTGTTACCGAGGTCAAGGGTTTCGGTCGCCAGCGTGGCCATACCGAGCTCTACCGCGGAGCCGAATATGTCGTGGACTTCGTCCCTAAGACCCGCGTCGAGGTCGCTGTCAAAAGCGACTTGCTCGACCAAGTGGTCGAGGCCATTGTCGGTGCGGCGCGAACGGGTAAGGTCGGCGACGGTAAGATCTTCGTGTCGGAGATCGAACGTGTCGTTCGTATTCGTACCGGCGAAGCCGACGAGCAAGCGCTCTAGATCGTGCGAGTCGGTCGATAAACGTAGACCGCGAGCGTGCCGAATTCTGCCGAATTACAGACCGTCGTGGACGGCATGCATCTCACCGATGCATGCCGTCATGTCTTCATTTGCGTCGGGTCTGGAAAGTGTGCGCCGATTGAACAATGCGAAGCCGCGTGGGACCACCTAAAGCGGCGTCTCCGCGACGCTCGACTCGTGGATGTCCAAGGCGGTGTGTTACGGACAAGGGCCGGTTGTCTGCGTGTCTGTAGAGACGGTCCGATTGCGCTGGTTTACCCCGGTGGCTACTGGTATCGGGAAGCGCACGGGGCTAACCTTGACCGGATCATCGATCAGCATCTGATCGGCGGTGTGCCGGTCTCGGATCTGTTGATCGCGGAAGGAACGCTCCAATCGCGGGAGTGCTAAGCGGTCACCGTCGCTCCCTTTTCACGAGTACTGAACCGATGACGCACGGTATTTTGATTCGCTCAACGGGTGGACCCGACGTGCTTGAGTGGGCGCCTATTGATGTGGCGCCGCCCTCAGCGGGTGAAGTGCGGATTCGACATACCGCAGTTGGCGTTAATTTTATTGACGTGTACGACCGAACGGGTCTGTATCCGATGCCGTTACCGGGCCGCTTGGGTCGAGAGGCGGCAGGCCTCGTCGAGGCCGTCGGTCCAGGTGTGCGGTCCCTCAAGGTCGGTGACCGCGTGGCGTATACCTCGACCGTTCCCGGTTCTTACGCCGAAGCACGCAACATGCCGGCAGACCGTGTAGTCCGGCTGCCCGAGGGCATCAGCGATGAGCAGGGCGCAGCCATGATGCTCAAAGGACTCACAGCCCAATACCTGCTGCGCCGCACCTATCGCGTCAAGCGTGGTGACACTATTTTGGTCCATGCCGCGGCCGGCGGAGTCGGACTGATCTTGGTGCAATGGGCCAAGCGACTCGGCGCGCGCGTGATTGCAGTGGTCGGTTCAGCGGCCAAGGCAGAGTTGGTGAGGCGGTACGGCGCCGACGAAGTGGTGCTGACCCCTGACGAGGATCTCGTCGCCCGGGTCCGAGCGTTGACCGGCGGCGAAGGCGTGCCGGTTGTCTATGATTCTGTCGGCAAAGACACGTTCCAAGCATCGCTGGATTGCTTGCGACGCCTGGGCGTAATGGTCACCTACGGCAATGCGTCCGGTCCCGTGCCGCCGTTTGCCGCGCTCGAGTTGAGTCGACGCGGCTCACTATTCCTGACCCGACCCACCCTGTTCCATTACATCGCCACTCGCGCAGAGTTACAAAAGTCAGCGCGTGAGCTGTTTGATGTGGTTGCCCGCGGCCACGTCGAGCTGGTCGTTGGGCAGCGTTATCCGCTCAAAGAGGCCGCTCAAGCGCACCGGGACCTTGAAAGTCGCCGGACGGTCGGATCGACCGTCCTCATCCCCTAGTCGGCCCGCGTCAGTGGGCCGTGATGGGTCCCCAATGGGGCTCCGATTCGACGTTTCGGATCCACTGCCGGATTGCCGGGTACGGCTCTAAATCGACACCGGCTTCGGGTGCTACGTGGGTGTAGGCGTAGAGCGCGATATCCGCAAGCGAGTAACGCTCACCCACGAGAAAGCGGCGATCACTGAGCCCCTGCTCCAAAACGGCCAGGGCGCTTCGCGCCGCCGTATGCTTCTCCACCAAACGATCACCGAGTTCGACGGGGCTCCGTCCAAGGGATTTGAGCCAGAATCGGGCGGTACCGAGTGCGGGCTCTAAGTTGTATTGCTCGAAGCACATCCATTGCCACATCAGCGCGGCATCCCACGGGTCATCCGGAATCAAGGGCGTACCGTTTGCTAAGTACGCGATGATCGCGTGACTTTCGGCCAGATCGCCGCGTCCCGGCACCTCGAGGAGCGGAATACGCCCGTTCGGATTTCGGGCCAAAAACGTCGGCGTACGGCTTTCACCGCGCGTGATATCGACCTCGATGACTTCGTACGGCAGCGCCAGATAACGCAGCGTCAACCGTACTTTGTAGCCGTTGCCCGATGGCAGGTAGTCGTACAGTCGGTACACGATCAGTGGCCGGTCGCAGCGCCTTGACGGATACCGAGGGCACCGCTGCGCACAACCTCAAGGACGTCACCAAACTGCGAGGCTTGCGCCAAAAAGCGCGATGCCAGCGCTTCGCTGCTCGTGACCTCCACCACAAAGTTCGATAGCGCGCCGGACAAGATCCGTGCACCCGCCTCCGTAATCACTCGCGATAGCCCTTCCAGATTGGCAGGGGCAACGCGCAGTTTCACCAAGAGCAACTCACGCTCGATGTGGCCGCCGCCCGTGAGGTCTTCCACGCTCACAACGTCGACGAGCTTGCGCAGTTGGCTCGCAATCTGCGCCAAAACCGAGTCATCGCCCGTCGTCACCAAGGTCAA